GCAAACATCCCGTTCGGCGGAACAAACGACGCAACAGACTCGGACTACACTTTGGCCAGTGACAGCATCACGGTCAACTTTGATGGGGTTGTAACTGTGCAGGCGCACATATCTCAGAGCATACCTCAGGGCGTGCCAATGGTGCGACCAAACGTCGGTATCTGGATTACAAATAATAATACTAAGGTCAGTGGCGTGGGACAGACGGGTTACATCAGGAATGCCGACGACCATAATGAGTCATCGTCGCATATGAGTGCCACGTTCGCTGTGTCGGACGGAGATGTTATCCGCGTTCAGGGTGAAGAGCGCGCGGCATCTGGCACCGTTAACCAAATAGCAGGCGAAAGCCAAGTAACCGTCGAACGGCGCACATGACCACCCGCCTCCTAGACGAAAGCGGCAACGAACTACTCGACGAAAGCGGTAACCGACTGCTCGACGAAGGTGGCGGCAATATCTCTGTTTCCGTCACGGGCGTGGCGGCATCAGGTGCAGTAGGCGATGCCGTAGTCCCAGTTGGTGTTTCCGTTTCCGTCACGGGCGTGGCGGCATCAGGTGCAGTAGGCGATGCCGTAGTCCCAGTTGGTGTTTCCGTTTCCATCACTGGTGTAGCGGCCACAGGTGCCGTGGGCGATGTAACACTCCAGCTTGGGGTTTCCGTTTCCATCACAGGCGTAGCGGCCACGGGCGACGTGGGCGATGTCACGCTACCGCTCGGGATTACCGTCGCAGTCACTGGCGCAGCGGGCACCAGCGCTGTCGGCACGGTTACTACTGCGGCTTCCGCGATCAGCCCAGTCACAGGTCTGGCGGCTGCTGGCGCTGTAGGCACTGTTTCTACGTTTGGCACTGCGGTGGTTGCCCCCACAGGCGTAGCGGCTACAAGCTCCATCGACGCAGTCACTGTCATCGCCACCGCGCTCACGGCTGTCACTGGCGTGGAGGGCATAGCTGCCGTTGGGGCGGTCGATGCCGCAGGTTCGGCTGTTGCTCTCGTTGTCGGCGTAGCAGCTACAGGCTCCATAGGCGATGCCGTAGTCCCAGTTGGTGTTTCCGTTTCCATCACTGGTGTAGCGGCTACAAGCGCTGTAGGCGATGTTGCGATCCAGCTCCGTATCACTGTTGGGGTCACTGGCGTGACGGCCGCAGGCTCCGCGGGTGCAGTCACTACCGCAGGTTCCGCCGTTGCCCCCGTTGTCGGGACAGCCGCCGTAGGCGGGGTGGGCATCACCCTTGTATGGAGCAACGAGAACCCCGATCAGGTGCCCGGCTACGTGGGCATTGCCCCAAACCAAGATCCGGGGTATTCTCCCGATAATCCGAACCAGACCCCCACATGGGTCACCATTGCAGCGTGAGGCCTAGACCATGCCGAGTACCTATACAACGAACCTCGGTGTAGAGAAGCCCGGCTCTGGCGAACAGTCAGGCACGTGGGGTAACACCATCAATCTCAACATGGACATCGTGGACCGGGCGATAAACGGAGCTGTATCGCTCACGCTTGTGGGGGCCACGTCCACACTGACGACAGCCGATGGCACGCTCTCGGATGGCCAGACCAAGTTCTTGCGTCTCACGGGGTCGCCCGGCGGTGCCCACACCATCACTGTGGCGCCCAACGACGCCCAGAAGATCTACTTCGTGACCAACGCCAGCGACCAATCGGCGGTGTTCTCGCAAGGGTCCGGGGCCAACGTCACGGTTCTGGCAGGCAATGCAGCTGCGATCTATTGCAACGGCGGCGGGTCTGGGGCGGCTGTGCTCAATATGTTCGATGCCCTTGCCATGGGGGCGGTAGCGATCACGGGCGGTACCATCACTGGTATCGTTGACCTCGCCGTTGCAGACGGGGGCACTGGGGCTTCGACTGCCGCTGTCGCGCTGACGAATCTGGGCCTGACGGCCACCGCGGCAGAGATAAACGTCCTCGACGGGGTAACGGCCTCGACGGCAGAGATAAACGTCCTCGACGGGGTAACGGCCTCGACGGCGGAGCTGAACTTTGTGGACGGCGTGACAGGCGGGCTCCAGACGCAGCTTGACGCCAAGGCTGCCCTCGCCAGCCCTACGTTTACGGGCGTCCCTGCTGGACCTACGGCGGCGGCGGCGACGAACACAACGCAGCTTGCGACAACGGAGTTTGTGCTGACGGAGGTGGCGGCGGGGGGAACATCACGCGCAGGTGAAGTCGCTTGGTATGCCGTCAGCACCGCGCCGACCGGAACGCTCAAGGCCAACGGCGCAGCGGTTTCGCGCACCACCTATGAGGCATTGTTTGCGGTGATCGGAACAACCTTTGGTGCGGGCAACGGCTCGACCACATTTAACGTTCCCGACATGCGCGGCGAGTTTGCGCGCGGCTGGGATGATGGGCGCGGAATTGACTCCGGGCGCGCGTTCGGTTCGGCGCAGGCCGCTCTGCTCCAAGCACACGCACACACGGTGACTATAAATAGCGGCTTTGGCGGCTTTGGCGGCATAGAGCCCGGTGCCGGTGGTCCTAGCGCCGGTACTGTCGATACAGGATCAACCGGCGGATCGGAAACCCGCCCACGAAACATCGCCCTTCTCGCAGTAATCTTCTTTTGAGGTCTGACAATGAAAACAGTAATTCAGCTTGACGCAGACGGTTTCTTTGCAGGCTTCACCACGGCAGACGAAAGCCCGCTGGAGCCGGGGGTGTTTCACTTGCCAGCGGGGAGCGTTGACGCTGGGAACCCGCCAGAATTGACAGGTAAAGAGCGCGCGCAATGGGACGGCAAGCGTTGGGCTATTGTCCAGCCGGAGCCAGAGCCGGAACCGGAACCGGAGCCGACAGCCGCTGAGCAACTGGCCCAAGCCCGCGCCGCCGTAAATGCAGAGCGTGACCGCCGCCTTGGCACGACATTCACTTTCGCTGGCAAGTCATACGACTGCGACACTGCAAGCCTCGCGCGGATCACGGGCGCGGCAACCCTTGCCGGGTTTGCCATGGGTGCGGGCGCGGCGGCGGGCAATCTGCGGTGGCACGGTGGCGCGGCTGACTTTACATGGATTGCCGCTGACAACACGCTGACCACGATGGACGCACAGACGTGTTTTGCGTTCGGAAATGCGGCGGCGACGAACCAGAGCGCGCACATCTTCGCGGGCCGCACAGTCAAGGCCATGGACCCGATCCCGTCAAACTACACCGATGATAAATACTGGCCATGATGCAGCGCCTCATCATGATCGGGTCAGCCTTGTCGCAGCTTCTCAACGTTATGACGGCGCGCGACTTGACGGAGACGGGACCAAACGAAAGCGTCAGCGCGCGGATGCACCGCCAGAAGCGCAGGCGCGAAAAACTGATCGACGCAGTGTTCTTCTGGCAGCGCAACCCCAACCATTGCGCGCGGTCATTACAGGCCGACATCCTAGACGCGAAAGCCCTGTTGACTGAAATTGAAGGGGAAACCTAATGCCTACATCCGTTGCCGCAGAAATGGCCGCCAACACTGCTATCCTTGTGCGGCTGGAACGTCGCTTTGAGGAAGATTACAAAGAGCGCAAAGAGGCATCAAAGGAAACCGAACTGGCCCGCAAAGCAGTCAGCGATGACCTTTCCAAAATGCAGAACAGTCAGGACGACATCCTGCGACGGCTAGACAGGATCGAGCCTGTCACTGATCTTGTAACGTCGTGGCGCGGCAAACTGGCCGGGATAATGATCGTCATGGGATTTATCGGGGCGCTGGCGACGTTCGTGATCGTTTTCTTCAAGGATTTTATCGTGGGGTGGTTTCAATGACCTATAAACCAGATAGTCAGGTTCGCTGGATCGTGCAGCACTACAGCGCGACACCGATTGAAAGCGACTTCACCGCCGCCGATATTGACAAGATGCACCGCCAGCGCGGGTTCCGCGAAATCGGCTATCATTACTTCATCCGCAAAAGCGGGGAGGTTGAGACTGGCCGCGATCTGTCTCAGCCGGGGCGATTTGAAACCGGCGCGCATTCGCAGGGCGAAAACAGTGCGTCGGTCGGCATCTGCCTTGAGGGCGGCGTTACCCTAGCTGCGCCAAATGTGGGAGTTGACAACCGGACTCCGGCCCAGATCAAGGCACAGATCGCGCTGATCCGTGAGTTGCTGGCGCGCTTCCCCAACGCCAAAGTCGAAGGCCATCGCGACATGCCCGGAGCGGCCACGCAGTGCCCCGGCTATGATGCGGCTGCGTGGTGGGCAGGGGTGGCGCACAAGGCCCCCACGGCTCGCCCCGCGCCCGTTGTGGTGCAGAAACCCGCTCAAAGTGAGCGGCAAGGCTGGCTGACGCGTATCCTTGAATTGCTGGCATCCCTTATTAAAGGCAAGCGCACATGAGCATGCACCACTGGCTACAGGATGGCACGGCAAACGGGTGGGTTATGCCAACAGCCCCAGCATGGAAGCGCCTGCCAATCATTCGGTATTTTCGTGGCGTTTATCACGCGATACAGGTTGATCGTCACCAAGCGTTTTGGCGGCATGCCACGGGCGCGCTTCACAGCGGATACGACAAATGGGTCGTGTATGGAATCCATAAAGGCCAAGAACGCGCGCCCGGAGGTGGCACATGAAATTCGTAGACGATGCGCGCCGGTGGTGGCGCTGGATATCTATGCAAGCAATGGGTGCCGCCTTCGCATTGCAGGGCGCGTGGGTGTTTATCCCCGACGACCTCAAGGCGCGCGCTGGCGATGACACCGCCGCGTGGGTCACGGGCGCGCTGCTGGTGCTTGGCATGATCGGGCGATTGGTGAAGCAAGGAGACGACACATGACGGAAATCATCGCAGGAATCGTCGGCCTGATCGCACTGGCAATCGGCGCAATTGGTGGCCAGATATTCGGACGGATGCGCGGCAAGCGCGAAGGTAAAAAGGAGGAGCGAGACGATGCAATCCAAGATGGCCTTGAGACCGGGCGGCGTATCGACCAAGTGCGCAGCCTTGATGCTGCTGCTGCTCGTCAGCGCCTGCGGCACCGCACGCCCAAGCCTTGATGCAATTTGTGTGCGGACCGCGGAGTCGACCGACGCTCATGCCGCCGCACTATTGGCCGAAGGCACGCCTTTGCTCGTGGTGACAGGCGACAGGCTGATTGCAGAACTCGACGCGGGGTGCGCCCGATGATCGCGGTCATGATCGTATGTCTGCAGTCCGGTATGGCTGTCACCTGTCGGACCTTTGCCAGCCGAGACATCATGGACCAGACACATTGCGTGGCCACTTTGGCCCTGCGGTCTTGGCGGTGCGCGGCGAATGTCGTTTGGCGGGCGAGGCGTTGTAGCCCGTCCGCCCAGCCTATCGACGCGGGGCTTATTTAGCGGTATATTCTCGCCACAGGAGAACCCCATGCCATTCATCAAGCTGCAGTTCCGTCCGGGCATCAACCGCGAGACCACGGCCTATACGAACGAGGGCGGGTGGATCGACGGCGACAAGATCAGGTTCCGCGCGGGGCTCCCCGAGACTATCGGAGGGTGGGAGCAGTACACCCGGCAAGCCATGCTCGGGGTGCCCCGCAGCCTGTTCCCATGGGCTTCGCTGGACGGAGACACCTACATCGGGTCAGGGACGCAGCTCAAGTATTACGTCCTCGAAGGCGGCGCACCGAACGACATCACTCCGATCAGGGCAACCACGGCCGCAGGGGACGCCACCTTTGCGGCCACCAACGGGTCTACTGTGCTGACCGTGACCGACACCGCGCATGGGGCCTCGCTGAACGACTTCGTAACCTTTTCAAGCGCAGCCTCGCTCGGGGGCGTGGTGACTGCAGCAGTGCTCAACACAGAGCACCAGATCGCGAGCATTGTCGATGCCAACAACTACACAATCAGCCTGACCGCCGCTGCAAACGCCTCAGACAGCGGAGACGGGGGCGCGAGCACTATCGCTGTATACCAGCTCACGGTGGGCCTCGACAGCACCTCTCTGGGCAGCGGTTGGGGCGCAGGCGCGTGGTCACGAGGCGGTTGGGGTTCTGCCGCTGATGTCAGCATCGTTGGCGCCCAGCTGCGGATATGGAGCGAAGACAACTTTGGGGAAGACCTGCTCATCTGCCCGAGGGGTGGGGGTATATTCCTGTGGGATACAAGCGCAGGGTTCGCAGCGCGGGCAGTCAACATCGCTGCGCTGGTGGGGTCCTCTGAAGCCCCGACAGTTGCACAGCAGGTGATCGTGTCGGAGCGGGACCGGCATACCATCGCTTTCGGCTGCGACAGTCAGTTCTCGGCAGGCGTTGCGGACCCCCTTCTGATCCGGTTTTCCAGCCAAGAGACCTTGCTCGACTGGGACGTCACGAGCGCCACAAACACCGCCGGGGAGATCCGGCTGGGGTCGGGCTCCACGTTCATAGCCGCGGTGCAGACCAAGCAGCAGATCGCGGTCTTTACCGATATGTCGCTGCACGCCATGCAGTTTGTCGGGCCGCCGTTCACATTCAGCACCCAAGAGGTCGCCTCGGGGGTTTCCCTGATCGGGCCGAACGCAGTGCTTGCCGTGGGCGATGCGGTATACTGGATGGGTCTTGGCGACTTCCACATATACGATGGCTCGGTGACGCCGCTCCCCTGCGATGTGAAGGAGTATGTGTTCAGCAACATCAACCGGATACAGGGTGCCAAGATATGCACGGGGCACAACAGCGGGTTCTCGGAGATCTGGTGGTTCTACCCCTCTGCGGCCAGCCTGAACAACGACCGCTATGTCGTGTACAACTACGCCCAGAAGCTCTGGTATTACGGCACCATGAACAGGACGGCGTGGGCGGACACCGGGCTGGTGCAGTACCCTCTGGCCTCGACAAGTGACGGAGAGGTGTACTTCCAAGAGTTCGGTCTGGATGATGGCAGCGTCAACCCGCCTGCGCCACTCAACCCCTACATCGAGTCCAGCGTGGTCGACATGGGCGAGGGCGATCAGTTCATGTTCGCCTCACGACTTATCCCCGATATCACATTCCGGGCGTCTACCGCCACCGACGCCACTGCCACCATGAGCATCTCTGCAAGAAACTTCCCGGGCGACGCCTTCAGCGGCGCAGACTCGAACCCTGTGGTCAAGACGGCCACACTACCTGTCGAGCGGTTCACCGACCAGCTCTTTATCCGCATCAGGGGGAGGTCTTTGTCCTTGCGGGTGGAGTCGGCGCAGACCGGGACCGCGTGGCGGCTGGGCAGCCCCCGGCTCGAAGTTCGCACAGATGGGAGGCGATAATGGCTTCTTCCAACCCGGCACCGTTTTTTGCAGCACCCCCGCCAGCGTACGATCAGCGATATTTTGCACAGGTCACCCGTGCGTTTTCCGTGTTTGTGCAGCAGGTCAACAACCCCGGCCCGGGGGTGATGTCTACTCTGCGCCTGCTGAACCTGCCGATCTTCGCCAACAATGCGGCCGCCGTCACGGGGGGCCTGTCCGTGAACGACGTATACAAGACCGCTGCCGGAGAACTTCGCATCGTGGTGTGAGCTATCCTTCTCTGTAAAATCTTGCTATTCTGCGCCAAGCCTTCAGGAGATGACCCATGGCACTGCCCCTTCTATTTTCCTTCCTTGCCCCACAGCTGCTGGCTGGCACGGGCATGTCGGCGCTCGCAGCGAGCGCTCTTGGTGCAGGTGTTGGCGGTGCAATACAGACAGGGGACCTCGAACAAGGCTTGCTTACCGGGCTTGGCGCGTTCGCTGGGGGGTCTCTGCTGGGCCCTCTGCTCGGAGGCGCTGGTGGTGCGGGTACAGAGGGCGGACTGTTCGGAGGCGGCGGTGCGGGTGCAGAGGCTGCACTGCAACCGGGCCAGATCGCCACGGGAACAGGTGCTAACGCATCGACGGCTCTTGCTCCGGGGAACCCGGGGATTGCTGGGCTGTCAGGGGCTGAGTTGCTCCCCCCACCAGCTGCGCCCGGGGGCATGCTGGGCAATATGTTTGGCGACGCCAAGGCGTTTGCGATGTCTCCCACAGGTATAGGCGCGGGCCTTGGCGCCATGGCGGGGCCAGCGCTTGCCGGGATGTTCGGGAGTCGCGGCGGCGGCGGGGAAGAAGGCGAAGAGAACCAGAATGCAAAGACCGAGATGTCGCCAATCCCAAGAACACCCATGATACCCGGCTCAGATTACCAGCCCGGCGTATCTGGTGAGTTCGACTACGGGATCAGCACTCCGCAGTCGGCGAGGGACATCATCGACTACAACCGAAGCATAGGGCGCTTTGCCAATGGGGGCATGATCTCGCGGTTTGCAAACCCCGACATGCCCGGGCTCGGGCCAGTCCGCCTTGCACGCGGGGGCATTGTTGCCTTGGCCGAAGGTGGAGAGATGCCGCAGCAGGGCGGTCGGCCGTCGCCACAACCCAACGAGCGCGAGATCGTGTCCGCCGCTGTGGCGGCTATAAAGGGGAACTCCCCGCAGCCTGAAGCCGCACTTGGCATGTTCCTTGCCGCCTACGGCGAGGAAGCGCTCCGCGATCTCGTGAGCAAGGTGCGGTCTGGGGCAGTGGACGAGACAGCCGAGCGGTTCCGCAGTGGCGAGAACGGTGAGGTTCGCGGTGTCGGCGACGGCTCGGGCACAGACGACAAGGTGCCTGCACGGATGGATGATGGCTCGGGCGACGTGCTGCTGTCGGACGGGGAGTTCGTGATGCGAAAAGACGCCTCCGACGCCCTCGAGCGACAGTTTGGGGACGGGTTCCTCGACGAGGTCAACGACGCCGGTGCAGGGGCGGCCACTGCTGCGAAGCGACGGGTAGCCGCATGAGCGATGTCCAGTGCCTCGCGGTGCCGCGCGAGCACCTCGCTACGATCTGGCCTGTGGTGGAGCCGATGCTTGCGAAGGCGGTGCTCACTGCACCGGACAAGCTCGTCGTTTCTGACATTCTGGAGGGTGCCTATCTGGGGGCCTATGTGATATGGGTTGTCACGGTAGACGGCACCATCACGGCGACAATAACCTCGCGCGTGATCGAATACCCCCAGCGACGCGCCATGGCGCTCGACTGGATCGGCGGCACGCGCATGAAGGTGTGGTTCAGTCTGGCGATGCGTGTTATGAAAGAGCATGCCGCCCGCAACGATTGCGCGCACATGGAAGGCTATGGTCGCGAGGCTTGGATGCGGTGGCTTGGCAAAGAGGGTTGGCGCCGAGAGTATGTGGCGTTCAGGATGGAGCTAGACGATGGGCGGTAAAGGTGGAAGCCAACCTCAGCAGGTCAGTCAGACCGGGAATACCACATCGACGGTAACGCAGCAGAACATCCCTGACGAGTTCAAGCCGTATTTCGAGCGGATGCTCATCCGGGGCGAAGCTGCGTCGCAGGCACCATATATCCCCTACGGGGGAGCACGGCTGACTGGGCAGACGGGGGATACGCTCGACTCGCAGCAGATGGTGCGGGACCTCGCTACCAACGGGCAGCCGGGGCTGGACCTCGCCACAGGTCTGACGGCGAATAACGCGCTCGCCACGCAAGGTATGGGCGGACAGCCAAACGCTCAGTTTTCGGAGTTCGGCTTCTCCCCGACGCAGCAGTTCACCGGGGACGCCGTCGCGCAATACATGAACCCGTTCATGCAGAACGTGGTGGATATCCAGAAGCAGCAAGCTGCCACAGACTATCAGATCGCACAGCAGTCCCGGAACGCTGGCGCCATCCAAGCGGGGGCCTTCGGAGGCTCTCGTCAAGCTGTGCAAGAGGCAATGGCCGAGCGCGACCTGCTGACCCGCACCGGGCAGATCCAAGCTGAAGGTTTGTCGAACGCCTATAGCGACGCGCAGCGGATGTTCGAGGCTGATCGCAACGCAGGGTTTGCAACGCAGCAGGCGCAGGCTGGCGAGCTTGGGCGGGTGCAGGGTGCGCGTGCGGGGGAAGGTCTGGCACGCGATCAGTTCGGTCTGGACGCCCTTGCGCAGTCCAGCGGTATGGCACAGCAGCTTGCGGCCCTGTCAGAGCAGGCTCGATCAGGCGACATCCAAGCAGCGCAGCTGCTTGAGGTCATGGGGCGGTCCAACGAGGCGCGCGATCAGGCGGGCTTGGACATCGCCTATCAGGACTTCCTACGCCAGCAAGGCTATCCGATGGAGCAGCTGCAGCAGTTCTCGGCCATGATCAACGGCCTGCCCGTGCAGCCAGCGGGTAGCACCAGCACGCAGACTCCCTACAACCCGGTGCAGCAGGCGTTGGGCATGGGTATCTCGGCCCTCGGGCTCTACAGAGGGATGCAGTAATGAATATCCTCGACCAGCAGGACAAGCTCAAAGGGCTGTCAGAGCAGCAGCTCGTGTCCGAGATGCAGATGCCTTCCGGGCAAATGCCACAATATCTTGTGCTGTCGGAGATCACCCGCCGCAAATCCATGCGCGATGAGATGGCGGCGCGCGAGCAGCAGGGCCCCCAGTCAACCGTGGCCGAAGAGGCCGTCGCCGCTGCAGGCATGCCCCAGCAGGGGCTGGGCCGTATGGCCATGGCCATGGCACCCCAGTCAGACATCGTGGGTAACAGCGGGATCGGTGCTCTGCCCCAAGCCCCGCAAGGGATGCCTCAGGCCCAACAAGGGGCCGCCCCGGTGCAGAGGATGCAGGAGGGCGGGTTTGTTTCTGACGAGCCGCCGATGCCATGGTTCCGCGATCCTGCCGTGCAGGCGCAAGCGGCCCGCATGGGGCTTCGACCTTCGCAGATATGGGCACAGATGTCCGACGAGGCGCGGCGGAGCGAGCTGGCCCGCATCGAGATGCAGGGCAACAGCGTGACAGGACCGGTCACCCGGCAAGACTTCATCTCGAGCATCATCCCCCCGACGGGTGGTGGGGTAAACCCCAGCTATTCCGAGAGCGCCTCACGGCCTGATCCTTTCGCTGATCCAGTGCCCCCTGCACCACCGCCCCAAGTCACTGGGCCGATGGTGCCTCCACGCAACTTGCCCGGTCTCCCCCCGGTCGCAATGAGCGGGCCACTGATACCCCCAAACCTCGACGTGCCTTTTGCACCGGTCGATCTCGACCTGACGGGTGGGCAAAGGCCTGCTCAACTTAACGTGGGCGCAACCGAGCTCAATACGCCTGCTATTAGGACGGCGCTTGGCGCAGGCGGGGGCGGCGCGGGGCTCGCTACAGGCTTGCGGGCCATAGCCAACGACCGGCAAGTGCAAGATGGAACCAACCTTGTTGGGGCAACCGAACTGAACACGCCTGCCGTCAGGACGGCACTCCAGCAGTCGGCCCGCGTCTCCGACCTGCCTCTTGAGCTTTCAGGCCTGCCTAGCTCCATGACAGAGGCTGCGCCCCGTTCGGTCATCCCAGCTCCTCGAACGCCCTCCGAAGCCCCATCAGAGCCTGCTGCAGATCCCGCAGCGGTGGACCCTGCCGCAGATCCCGCAGCAGCGCCAACCGTCGGCGGTCCCGCAGGCATACCTGCCGGTGCAGGCTCTGGTGGCGGATCGGGCGGCGGTAGTGCCCCCGCTGGTACAGGGGGCATGTCTTCCTACGAGCAAGAGCTCACTGATGCCATCACTCGTAGTGAAGAGCGTGCGGAGCAGGACAAGTGGTTGGCACTGGCCCAAGCCGGTATGGCCCTCATGTCGTCCACCCAGCCGACGCTTGGTGGCGCACTCGGCGAAGCAGGGGCCACGGGCCTCGCTGCGTTCCGGGGCAGCCGTGACGACGCTGAGGAAAGCCGCATAGGGTTGATGGAGCAGCGTTTTGGGGCGCAGTTGGCGCAGCAGCAGTTGGCCATGGCCCAAGCCCGCGCCGCCGGTGGTGGGGGGAGTGGCGGTGGCGTCGGCGGGTTCCGGTCGATGGACCAGTATTTCGACAACCTCACGAGCGCATCGGCCATGCTTGGCGAGCAGATCAGCGGCATGGTGGGCATCGACGGTATGCCCAACCCCGCAACGATAGATCAATACGAGGCAATGGTGGCCCAGCAAAGCGAGATAGACCGCCAGCGTATGAGTATACTAGGCCTCAACGCTGGCGGCGGCAGTGCCCCGGCCCTAGCCTTCGACGCAGCAGGCTAAGACTAGCGAAGACGCCCAAACGTGCGTATACTGCGTCTCAACCATGGAGGCGCAGTATGGCTATCATCACCGTTCCCGGCCCGATCAGCGGTAGAGGCTATCGGATCAACATCCTCGGGGACACGCCCACGGTCGATGAGCAGCAGCGAATCGACAGCTTCATCAGCCAGACTGAACAGGGCTTCCAGACAGATTATGAGCAGAGATACGGCTCTCTCGGCTACGACGAAGGCTCGGGCCTTGGCAACATCCTCGGGGAGATACCCAAGGGTCTGGTTCGCGGTGGTGTTGGCATTCTGGAGACAGGTGCCCTCGGTGCCGCCGCCCTGCTCCCTGAGCGGCTTGAAGATCCGACGCGGGAGGCCATCCGCCGCACGTCATACAACCTGTCGCCCCAAGCGGATATCGGGCTCGAAGACAACCTCGTAGGCACGCTGTCGGAAGGCGTCGGCTCTTTCGGCGGTATCGTTGGGGCCACGCTGATAGGCGGCCCCGGTGCCGGTATCGGGCTCGCGGCTGCGGCTGGTGCAGGTGAAGCATCTGAACGGGCCCGTGCGGCCGATGCCACGGTAGACGAGCGCAGTCTCTCGGCTGCGCTGGGCCTCATCCCCGGTTCGTTCGACTTCATCCCTGTCTCACGACTGACCCGTCGCCTTGGGCTTGCAACAACGCAGGGGCTGAAAGGCTCACTGGGCCGTATCCTCCAGCAGAGTGGCGAAGAAGCACTGCAGGAAGCCGCGCAGGAAGTGGCGCAGAACCTCATTGCTCAAGGCGTCTATGATCCAGAGCAGGACGCCCTTGGCGGGATCGGCGAGGCTGCGGCGCTGGGCGGCGGTGTCGGTGCCATTGTGGGAGCGCTCGTTGAGCTGGTATTGCCCGGCAGGCGGCGCGGTGCCAGCGCCGCTGCGGCAGCGCCTGTTGTCCCCCTCGCAGAAGCTGGTGTGCCACCAGAGGCAGGTGCTGTCGATCCCCTTGCAGAGGGCCCCATTGCAGAAGAGCCGTTCGACGACGAGCAGATGCTCCTGCCCACGGGCATGGAGATGCGGCCGGCCGTTGCGGGCGATGCCTTCGGGGCGCTGACGCAGCTGCAGCAAACCCAAGAGACAGCGTTTGCACAGGCGGAAGCCTTCGGGGTGCAGAGACGGATCTTGGCCGACGCTGCCAAGGGCAAGACCGCAGCGGAGAGCGCCAAGGATCTCGGGGACACGATCAAGGACCTGACCCGCAACGCTGCAAGGAACGAACGCATCCAGCTCCGAAACGAGTTCGTGCAGCAGGTACGGAATCGTATCGGCGTGCCCTCGGCCGAAGATCCAGTCGCGCTCTCTGCATGGCAGGCCAACACCACGGCGTTCCTTGGGGCCGAGAAGAAGCGATCTGGCCCTGACGTCGAGAGGACCCCCGCTCCACAAGGGACGCAGCTCACCCCCGCGGAGCAGGCTGCCGTAAAAGACGCAGTGGCGCCCGCCCCGGAGGCGCAGATCGAAGAGCCAGCACAGGCTACGCCCGTTGTCGCGCCAGTTATCGCTTCCGCTGATGCCATCGCTGCAGAGCCTGAGGCAGCCCCAGAGCAGTTGTTCACTCCGGCGTTCATGCAGTCTTTCGGTTTCTCCAAGGGGGCCGCCCCCACCAAAGCAGCTGAAAACACCTCGGCACTGGGCGGCAAGCCCCTGTCTGACCCCGGCGTGCAGGAGCTCCTCAACAAGCTGACGACCAACGAATTTGTGCCGCCCGAGAGACAAGAAGCGATCCGTGCGGCGATGGCACCTGCTCCGGCACCTGTGGTCGAGCCGCCTGTGGCACCTGTTGCCGAAACACCTGCGCCCCCGCCCCCAGCCGCGCCTGTTGTGCCTTTGCCTGATTATGGGCCCATGAGCGGCACCATCCCCGGCGCTGCCTTGGGCACGGCTGGGCAGACTATCCCGCAAGGGGTGCGTGGCACAGCTTCGGCACCGGTGCCATCGGCGGCGATATCCACATCGGCCGCACAGCCGAACGATAGCAGTGCGCTTGGCGCTGAGATCGCAGCACGGGTGCGAAGCGCAATGTCGCAGGCACAGCAGGACTTCCTTGGGCTGAACGAGGTGGCCGACCGTCCCGATGTCACGGACTCCACAGACAAGAGCCTGATCCTCTCGCTGCTCACGCGGCGCGGGGCCAAGACCCCAGAGGAGAAAGCGGCAAAGAAATTCTTCTCCAAGTTCACCAACCCCACAGAGGCGATGGAAGAGATCGCATCACAGTCAGTGCTCGCCCCCAAGACTTTCGACAAGCGCGGGGACAGCCCCGTGGCTTCTGCGTTCTATGCAGGCATGGGGCAAGACGCAGCCATGTTGGCAGGCAAGTGGGCACTCACACGGATGTCGCCCCCGGTGCGGGCAGCGTTCCGCAAAGCCCGGCAAGACGCCCGGATGTCAGGGGTTCGCATCTCTGTGCGCGGCAAGCGCGGTGCCGACCCGGTTGCTCAGACACAGCAGGCTCTTGAAGCTGAGGCAAAGCAGAACGACGATATCTTGGCGGGTATGCCTGTTACGGTAGGGGCCGTGCGCGGCGCCCTCGCAGCGGGACAAGCAGAAGACAGTGCGGCAAGAGCCCTCGGGGCCACAACCCTGCCGCCTGCGCTCCAGACGCCCGCGCCCACTGGCCGCGACACCACACGGCTAAAGGGTAAAACTGGCTTCGAGGTGTTCCTCGGCGACATCTATACCAAAGCGGAACAAGAGGCTCTGTCAGACGCGGACATGATGGAGATATACGACGGGTGGGCCTACTCCAAGCAGCAGGGCTTTGCCCTCAAGACCGACGCCGCCACGGGGCTCGACCGCCCCATACTGCCAAGCGTGCGACGCCTCCTGATCGGGGGCAACCTGAAAGGTGCCCTTGAAGCCATAGCGGCCACTGCCGAAAGCTCTGGCGTGGCGCGCATTGCCCGGTCGCTGTCCCGCGTGACTGGCACGACGAAGGTGGAGTTGGTGAACGATCTCACGGCCGAGGACGGATCACCCGCCTCTGGCAAGTTCGATCCGGCGACGAACACAATCTCACTCGACGTGAACACGGGCCTGAACTTCCACACGGTGCTGCACGAGATGACACACGCGGCGGTGTCCACGACGCTCTCCAAGCCCGGTCACCCGCTGACAATGCAGCTGAAGACGCTGTTCACCAACACGAAGCCCGGTCTGGGGGCGGCCTACGGCACCACAAACCTGCAGGAGTTCGCCGCAGAGGTGCTGGCCAGCGTCAAGTTCCGCCAGTCTCTGGCCCAGCTGAACGAGCGGGGGAAGAACATCTCCGCGCTGGACCGGGTGCTGCATGCCCTCAGCAACTACGTGCGCCGCCTGCTCGGCATGAACCAGCGCATCATGGGCTCCGCCTTGTCCCGGGGTGACGAGATCATCATGGGGATGCTGGCGCCATCGCCTGAGTCGCGGAACTCCGGTGCCCTCTACATGGCACACCGTAAAGGCACCGAGAAGCGCCTGCTCTCCAATCTGGTGAACGCCGACACGGTGGAGGCGAACAAGGCGCGCATGGGCAGGCTCACGGAGATCCTGACTGATGCGGGCGCAGAAGCGAGGCTCGGGACCAATTCCTTGTTCAAGGAGGCTGTGCTGCGCCTGACGCCCCTGCACTATCTGGTGCAGGTGGCTGAGCCATACTTTCCGAGCGCGCCCCGGCTGAACGAGCTGGTGAACGAGGCCAACGGAGAAATCGCGCGGGTGCTCGAGCGGACAACGGCCCTGAACAACAAGATAGGCCAATGGGCCAGCGGCAACCGCGACCTCGTGGACAGGTTCAACGCGCTCATCAACTACTCCACGCTCTATCAGGTGGACCCCGAGATCACCGGGGCTGCCGCCTTGAAGGCATATGGGTCCGACACAGACCGGATGCAGCAGTACCGCGCCGTGATGGCCGACTGGAACGCCGTGGGCCCTTCGGGGCAGGCCGAATACCGTGGTCTCCGCAACGTGTTCCGCACGCTGCATGCTGACCTCATGACGGCGCTCGATGCCCGCCTCGAGTCGGCCATCCCTGACGCACAGGTTCGATCACGGGTGCGGAACGACCTCTACAAGCAGCTCACCGCGAAAGACCAGCTTTCCGTTTACTTTGCACTGGGGCGGAGCGGCGACTATTGGCTGTCCTACAACGCCTACGACCCCCGTAGCGGATCGGTCGAGTATTTCGTCGAGGCGTTCGAGACGCAGACAGCCCGTGCCCGTGCACAGACCGAGCTGGAAAGCGATCCCGCGACACAGGCCGCCAACTTCAAGCAGATGCTGCGGCTCGACAGCGACGGCTTCGCCAACGCGCCACCGGCATCGTTCGTGGCAAAACTCAACAACCAGCTCCGGGCGGCCAATGTGGACGAGGATACTGTTCGGCTGGTCACCAACCTCTACCTCGACACGGTGCCGGAAACGTCGTTCCTGCAGTCCTACCGGCAGCGGAAAGGCACGTTGGGCTTCAACAAGGACGCGATCCACACCAACACGACGAAGGCCAACACGCTCGCGCGGAACATCGTTCGGCTGAAGTATGGCTCGAAGTTCGCCGCGCTCAAGAGCCGGTTCGCTGGAGAGGCCCAGCAGGGCGGGATCTCGGAGACGCCCAAGATCAAGCAGCTTCGCGATCAACTTGACGCGTTCGCTGATTTCGGCACGAACCCTGATCTGCCGGGCTGGTCACAAACGCTCCGGTCGGTTGCGTTCAACATGACCCTTGGCTTCAACATCTCGACAGCCATGCTGAACCTCATGCAGATGCCCATGATCGGCCTGCCCTTCCTCGGTGCAAAGTACGGCTACCGGGAGACCACGCGTGCCATGGGCGCAGCGACACGGTTGATCGCAGGGAGCGGCATGATGCGGGAGATCGACGCCTACAACCCCGACGGCACCGGGCTGGTGCGGGAGCGGGTGGCTGCACAGCCCTCGCTGGAGAACTATGACTTCAACAGCCCGGATCAATCGGACGAGATGAAGAAGCTGCGATACCTCGTGGAGGTCGGGCGAACCAATGGTCAGTTCAACAGGTCCATCACGTTCGACATCATGGACATCGACGGCACGAAGGCCGTCTCGGAGAAATTCAACCGCGCAACAGGCTGGATGCTGCATCACTCGGAGCGCGCCAACCGGGAGGTCGCACTGGCATCGTCCTACTTCCTCGAGCTGGGCAGGCTTGAGGCGGCGGGCACCGCGCTCACCCCGGACGTCATGCGCAACGCTGCCAAGCAGGCCGTCTACCTCACAGAGATGATAAACGGTGGGACCGCGGCAGCGTCCACCCCGCGCATTGCCCAGAATGGGCTCGGCTCCGTCGTGTTCATGTACAAGCGGTACGGGGTGTCCATGTACGCCTTGCTGTTCGATACTGCGAAGCGGGCACTCAAGGACCAGTCCCCTGAAGCAAAGATGATCGCCGCAAAGCAGCTGGGCGGCCTCTTGGGGGCCACAACACTCTTGTCCGGTGTCGCAGGTCTGCCCGTATTTGGGGTGGTCGCACTGCTGTACAACCTGCTGTTCGCCGATGACGACGAGCCCCGGTTCGAGTCGGTTGTGCGGGAGGGGTTGGGTGACGGCATGTACAGGGGGATACTCGACTATACCCTTGGCGTCAGCGTCGCGCCCCGCGTGGGTCTGGCAGATGTGCTCTTCCGGGAGCCGATGATCGACAAGGACCAGTCCAGTCTGTGGACCCTCGCCGAAGTGTTCGGCGGCCCTGCCGTCGGCACGTACATGAACCTCGAGCGCGGCATCAACGACATGGCTTCTGGCGAATGGCAGCGGGGCATCGAGTCGGCCTCGCCCGCAGCGCTCCGGTATATCTTGAGGAGCGGGCGGTACGCAAACGAGGGGTCACTGACCCGTGCCGGAGACAGCATCGTGGAAGATATTCACCCCGGCCACCTCCTCGCGCAGGCCATCGGCTTTGCGCCCGCAGAGATCGTCGCTACGCAGGAGGTCAACTCTGCACGCAAGCGGTTCGAGCGCGGCGTCGTGGAGCGGCGGTCGGCTCTGGCAGATCGCTACGAGATGGCACTGCGTGAGGGCAACCGAGAGGCACTGCGTGAGCTGATGGAGGACATAGCTGCCTACAATGAGGATCACCCGTATTTGGCGGTGGATCGCGAGTTCCTCGCAAGCTCCATGCGGAGCCGGGACAGCACCAACGAGCGGACCTTCAACGGGGTGTCGTTCAACGCGCGACTGGTGAACGAAGTGCGAGCCCGGTTCACCGACTACCAAGGATGAAAAAGGCCCGCTCTTCGGGGAGGAAGAGCGGGCTAGGCGGTCCACTGGGAGGGGCGACAGAAAGAACAAGGGGGTTCCGTCTAGTGGACTATATCATGGGGTGCGCCATATACGCAACCCCAAAATGTGGTCTTTGAAGGCCCGGCGGCAGGCGACACGGATCTCCAAGCGCCGGGCGATCTCCTCTGCCTGCAACTGGCAGGCACGGGCGTCTATGCAGGGCACGAACACCGACATCCCCGGATAGAGCTTCTTCCAAGGAACGACGATCCTCAGCCCATCGGGGCAGAGGTCAAGTAGGGTCCGCACTGTCATTGGGCGCCTCAAACTCCATGGGTATACTCAGCACATCCACCGGGGGCAGGTTCATCGAGGTGCCTTTGGACAGCCGTATGCGCGTCTTCTTGGCCTTCACCTTCTTCATAAGCTCCTCTTGCACCGACGCATAGTTAATCTGTTGCTCGGACAACCACTCCTTGAATGGTCGGATCAGCAGGTACAGCTGCTTGATGTCCGTCTCGTACCGCCCGGCGAAATCGGTGCTGCGGGGCATCTGCTCGGGCACAGACATATGCTCCATGGTGGCGGCGGTGTTCTTGGCCCGGAGGTCTATGGTCGATTTGATCTGCAGGATGCGGCCCCAGTTTTCGTAGACGTACTCGTTGACCAGCGCCACGGCGTCAATCGTAAGGTCACCGCTCGCCTGCTGGTTGGGGCGGAGCACCTTGGCAACGACATAATCCCGCAGGGTTTTCACATCATAGTCGAGCAGGCCGAGGTGGTTGCAGATCACTGCGGCCGCAATAGACGCTGCCATGGCGGCCGACCAGAAGCGGTTCTCTGGCCCCAGATTCGCGGTGGTGTCGATCTGGCGCTGGATGGTCTGCACCAGCATCTGGACTTCCTGCAGGTGCTGAAGGACGTACTGCACAAAGGGCACACCGGCATGACCGTAGTGCGTGAGCAGGTCCCTGCTGAACTTGTCAGTCTCCTCCTTGTCGGACTTCTCCGAGAACAGCCGCCCCACCTCGATCTCAAGCACCCGCTGTGCCTCTGCTTTCGGCATTGCCTTGGCGCTGGCCACCTTGTCGATCAGGCTGGCGTTGCCCGAGGTGATGAACAGCAGGTTCCATGGGTCTCCGCGATAGCGCTCGGCGTTGCCGCTGGACGACATCCGGTTCCGTTGCTGGCCGCCGGTCGCTTGGTAGATCAGGTCCGAGGCGTGGTCGGCGCGGATGTTGGTCACCTCGTCCATGCACACAGGGATACTGTGCATCACGTCGGCGCGGTTCATGCGGGAGTTGTGGGTGTCCCGCTCATCTAGGATCAGCTTCTTGGGGTTCCCCCAGATCGACAGCGCCGCGAGCTGGGCCGTTGTCTTGCCGAAACCGGAGTCCTTGGACCACAGGTGCAGGAGAGCCGCGCTCTCTGGCATGAACTTCATCAGGGCCGACCCGAACCCGGCACAGACAATTAGCTGGTGCAGCTCGAACCCGGGCTTGTTGTAGAAGGCCATTGTCTCCTTCCACCCTTCCATCGTCCCTTTGGGGGCGAAGAACTCCGTCAGCCCGCGCGTGCCAGCGGCGGGGGAATTGTGTTCGATCCGACCCGCTTGGACAACCTTGTCGCCCAGCACGAACCCGTTGAACTCACCGATCCAGCCGAACTGGCGGTGGGCATTGTCTGCTTGTGATAGCTGTTGCAATTCTCTCACCCATGATTGTGTGTACTGCATAAGTGCGTCCACTTCTTTGCCGATAGCGGCCACGCCCTGCATCGACAGGGCCCGGCGAAATTCTTCTTTCGATGTGACGGCGTAGAGCGGCACGACGAACGTGCGTGCACCGTCTTGGGGCAGGTGGCACCGCATCTCGACAACCTCCCCCTGCTCAGGGTCAACCAGACGTCGTACCACATAGATGTCATGCAGCCATACCAGCTTTTGATCCTCTACGCCGTCAGCATCGCGGGTCGTGTAGTATATGCCCCCCTTTTTGCCTCGGGTGTAGGGGCTTGGCAAGTCAGGGAAAGGAGTCTTGCCATCGGTGAAGACTTCTGGGGTTGCCTTCACCCCTGTTGGTGCCATCGACAGTTCCACCGGTCCCTCGGACTCGATCAGCGAATTTCCCAGCACGATAGGCGACTTGATCTTGCCCCAGTGCGGGCAGCCTTCGCAGCCGCCGGGGTTCAGCTCGTCGAACCGCACACAGAGGTAGGGACCCTTGATATGGGACGCCTTGTGCGCCGTGTCTTCGGCGTCGTACTCCGGGTGGCCTGACGACAGCCAGTGGATCGCCTCTTGCTCGGCGCAGTGTGCCGCGATGGACAGCCCGGCCCGCCAAAGAGGTTCCGACACTTGGGTAGGGTCTGTCAGCATGGCACCTATCTGTGCGCAGCCGGTGCCTGCAGCGGTCTTGCGGGCGATCTTCTTGAACGAGGCCTCTATATTGCCCCGCAGGGCGTCCATGACAGCGCTGGTGCCTGCCGTGGCCCTTGCCGCCGCCGAAACCGTTGCGTTGGGGTCAGCGAACAGCCCTGAAGGCACAGCGACCGTCGAGTGAGGGGCCACGCACGCATCGAACATCTCCAGCGAGGTCTTCACGTGCTCCCCGTTGGCCAGTATCCCCACCGGTTTCGGGGGGTTGTCCTTGTGGTTGCGCGTACCCGGTACGCGCAGGACCCGTGCGGCGTCTGACGTCGCTGTCGTGTCGCAGCGGAAACCCAGCGCCTTGCAGGCCGACTTGAACCTGAGCGCCACAGGCAGCCAGCTTGCATAGGGCACCGCGGTGGTGAGCGGCCAGTACACATGCAGGCCCCGGCCGGAGTTCACAATGATTGGCTTGGGCAGGCGCAGCTGCTTGACGAAGCCCCGCAAGCCCTGCAGCGCAGCGGCTTGGTCCGGGTAATCCTTGCCCGTCCCGCAGTCCAGATCGAGGAAGAATGACCCTAGCTCGGTGACGTTGGCCGCCTCACGACTATCGTCGGAAGCGAAGCGCCCCAGTGCGAAATAGGCATCGCTGCCGTTGGCATCGAAATTGTGCGCTGCATGGAGTGCAGCTTCAGGTGTCGTGTAGAATTTCTGGATGCGCTTGCCCTTGGTCGGCCCAAGCGCGAGAACACTGTAGTGCCCGGCGGCCCCAGTGACCTGCCGTATGAAGTCTAACGTTTCCATAGCCGCCCCGCTTTGGATGATGGCCCGCTGAGGCCGATTGTTCTTATTACCTCAGCGGGTTCGTGTCAGTGACGCGCGACCTTATACGTCGTCATCGTCGTCATCATCCCACTGGCCGATGATGCTGGCCAGATCCGTCTTGGTCTCTGCGGCGCGCGTGGGCTTGGTGGTGCGCTTCACAGGCTCTTCTTCCTCTTCGTCCTCGACCGGTGCGGGCTTGGGCTTTGGTTTCGGCTTTGGCGCGGGCTCTTCGTCCTCGTCGTCATCCTCGACCGGAGGGGCCTTGGCTTTGGGCGTCGGCTTGGCCTTCGGCTTGGGAGCCTCTTCCTCGTCATCGTCGGGGTCGACCGGGGCAGCCTTGGCCTTGGTCTTGGGCTTCGGTGCCGGGGCCTTCGCCTTGACGCCATCTGCCTGTGACACGGTCATTGTGAGCGCCGCCTTGGCCTCTTCGCTGTCCCGTGCGGCCACCGCCATGCGCAGCTCGTCCTCTTCGAGGGGGCGAAGAGGCTTGAAGTATAGCTTCGGCGTCTCACTGTCTGTATCGAAGGCCACCTCTGTCACGATGGCTGTGATCGGCGTGTTGTGCACCCCCAGCAGCTTCGCATAGGCCTGCATGCCCATCAGGCCTTTCTGGGCCTCGCCGAAGATCGACGTGGCGGGCAGCTGCATCTGATACACCATGTTGTCTTCGTCGCCCTCCAGCACCACAGCAAGGCGCTGGCTGTAACGGCATGCACGGCTGTCGCCCTGACCGGAGCCCTTGATGTTCATTGGGCATGTCGAGCAGCTGTCCGACATCTTCTGACCTTCAGGCACGTCAGGGCTCGGCACCCGGGTATCAGATGACCAGCATACCGGTGGCGCCGCATTGTTGGGGTCGTAGGTGCCCTCGTAATAGGTGCGTGCCAGCGGTGCCGCGTTCACGATGATCAGGTTGATCTTGTCGCCCTTGAACGTGCGTGTCTGCTCGCCGCCGATCATCTCGCGGAAGCGACCCCCCTTGATGCTGATACGCGGAACGCCGCCGCCGGGGCCACCCGAAAGCGTCTTGTTGGTCTCCAGCAGGGATTTGAACAGATCACTGCTCACCAGCGAATTTCCTTCGTCTCCGAAAAGTGTCATTGCGTCACTCATTGTCGTCTCCAGTGGTTGTGGGTTTCTCTTGCGCGGCCCCTGCGTGGGCCTGTAGCGCGGTGACTACCGCAGGTAGGTTGAAGCGGTATACGGCTCCCTGTCGGATATAGCTACCCTTGGGGACCGCACCCTTCTTTACCCAGCCGCGGAATGTGGAAAGCGACACCTGAAAATACTGCGCAGCAGCCTCCAGCGTCACATAGGGGGTATCAGTAGACATCAGGCTTTCCTCACAGAAATGTTGTACTCCGAGTCGACGTTCAACGCCGGTAGAGTGATTTCGGGGTTCTCCTCGATATACGTCTTCACCGCAGTCTGGTTCAGGCGCTTCTCGAGGAACTCAGGCAGGCCGTGCTCCATGATGAAGGCGTGCATGGCCGCCCAATCGCCGGTCCAATACCGGGTCTTCACAGAGCGGTAGAACAGCCCGTTCTCCGTGCGAACAGAGTCCACCCCGTGCTCCTTGCAGTGGTCCAGCAAAGCGCGTTTGATGGTGTCCATCTGTTCGGTGAAGACTTTGTCCGCGGTGTCATACTCCGCCTTCAGCTTCGCCTTCGCATCGCGGATGCGAACGTAGGCTTTCGTCATCTTGCCGACCTGTACGGTCTCCGTTGTCTCGGATGTCATTTGCAGTTCTCCAGTGGCTATAGCGCTTATTTAATGGTGCGCAGTTGTCTAGTCAAGCATTTGTTTGTAGAGGGTCGTAAGTTTCGTGTGGTTCCCTTCGCGGGCGTCCAGCATGTCGTAGATGTGCCTCTCGACGGCCGACCCCTGCAGCTGCACCACCGTGCACTTGTGGGTCTGGCCAGAGCGGTGCACGCGGGCGTTGGCCTGTGCATATATCTCCAGCGATGGTGTCGGCCCCCACCAGACCACGACGTTCGCTGCCGTCAGCGTCACGCCATGCGCTGCCGCCTGTGGCTGGATCAGCAAGACCTGCGGGTCCGCCTCGCGCTGGAACTTCTGGAAAATCTCGGTGCGCTTGCTCACAGGCACGTCGCCCCGGATGATGTCCGCGGAGTAACCGTCGGCCCGCATCTTCTCGACCAAGATGTCGGTGATGTGCGTATAGGGCACGAACACCAGAACCTTCTTGGACGCCTCGGCAATGACCTCCTTCAGCACCGCGTATCGGTTGCCGATATCGAACTCCAACACGTTGCCGTCGTCGTCGTAGGCCGCGCCACAGCTGATTTGCAGGAGCTTGTTCATGCCCACGGCAGCGTTTACGGCGGTCACCACCGACCCGGACGTCTCCAGCAGCAGGTTCTTGCGCAGCCGCTCGTAGTAGACTTTCTGCTGCTTGGTGAGCTCGACCGTGCGTTTGACGTAGACCATGTCGGGCAGGTCCATGCACTCCTCTTTGGTGAACCTGATCGCAGGCTGCAGGGCCTTGTGCACGATCAGGGCCGACTCCCTTCGGGGCACCCACTTAAACTGGGTCACCTTGATCATCACCATGTCCTTGAAGGAACCGAACGTGCGGGGCACCCCTGTCGGGTTCACCAGCTTCGCCAAGCCGTACGCGTCCTCTGGCCCCTGCGCGGCAGGCGTGCCGGTCATCATCCACAACCATGCGTCCGGGCATGCCTTCAGGATCGCGTTGAGGGCCTTCCACCGCTTGCTCTGCGCATTCTTGTAGGACGTGGCCTCGTCGACGATTATCAGGTCGAACCCGCCCTTGATGATCTCGTCCTTCACGATGGCGACGCCGTCGTAGTTGATGATCACGAACTCGGCGCCCTCCGCCATGATCTTCTTGCGCTTCACAGGGGTGCCGTGGGCAATACTCACTGTGCGGTGCATGGCGAAGCTGAAGAGGTCGCCCTTCCATGCTACATCCATGATCGACACCGGGCAGATCACCAGCACCCTGCGGATGCGTTTGGTCTTCATCAGGAAGTCTGCGGCCCAGATGGTGCTGGCCGTCTTGCCTGACCCCGCCTCGGAGAAGCAGAAAGCCTTCTTGTGCAGCGTGAGGAACGCCGCGGTCTGCTTCTGGTGCCCCATGGGCTTGTGCAGGCCGGTCCACTGGTAGCGCCCCTCTATGGGCGACGGCACCTTGATGTTCATGGCGCGCAGGCGCTGCGCTGTGGCCAAGTCCCACCGCACCAGCACTTCGTTGGGGCCCACGAGGTGCGCTTTGTCTACTGCCGCCATGATGTGGGCAGGCTCCCTGACGCGCAGGAGCAAGGCTTTGTTGTCGATGATCTGCATGGTCTCTCCAGTGGTTAAGGCTTTTCGCCCTTTTTATGCCCGTTACGGGCGCGGTTCTTCGACGGTGCTTCCAGCGTGATGCCGTCAGAGTTCTTCCCGCCCTTGGCGATGGCTTTCTTGTGGCTGACGTCCTTGCCCTTGCGGGAAACGCCCTTCTTGTCGAGCGCGCGGCGGGCGCGCTGCCGCTCCATGCGACCCTCGTGCTCCCCTCGCGCCTTCTGCAGTTCGTATTCGCGCTTGTAGGGCCGTGGCGATTTTGTGTAGGGCATGGGAGCCTCCTTTAGAGCTTGTTCGCCTACTTATACCACGGGTGGTGCCCCAAGGGACCAACCTCATTGGCCATGGTGTGGGCACTCCGTTACAGGGCAATAGTTGCGGCACAGGCCCGAGGGGCTCGGGTTCCACACGCCGGTCTCGAAGGCTCCGAGCAGCTTGGAGTAATCAGCCAGCCACTCTGCCCACATCTTCTTGCGCTCTCGCCGCAGGTAGGTGGCCTTTATCATCTGGTTCGGCACCACGAACAGCAGGGCCCCGCGCACTTCCTTGATCTCGGGGTACAGGGCGAAGATCATCAGGGCCATCAGCCCCAGCTGCCCGGTGTCTGCGTACCGGCTGGACTTGCCGGTCTTGTAGTCCACGTAGAAGGCCACGCCTTTCGCACGCTGCAGGATGATCAGGTCACCGATGCCACGCACGAAGCAGTCCTTGGCGAAGAACGTACAGCCCTCCAGCTTGGTGTTCAGGGCCATCTTCTGTTCGCATAACCGCTCACCCTTGATCGCCTTCAACGCGTCCAGCACTGGCTTCACATGAGCGAAGCGACCTTCGAGCGGCGTGTCGTCCCGCACGTATTTCTCGCAGGCCTCATGGAACTCGGTGCCGTAGGTGGTGGCCGCCGTCGGAGCGCTCGTGTACTCCTTGGTGACACGGGTGTGGTAGTATTGTTTGGCGCAGGTCAGGAAGCCTTTGAGGCTGCTGAACGACCATGCCGGTAGCTTGTTTACGTCACCCAAGACCATTCTCCTTTGCGGTTCTCGCTGATTTTTCCAGTGTCGCGCAGTGCCTTCCACGCGTTGCTATTCTTGCGGGGCAGCTTCTCGACGAAGGGCCGCTCCTTCACCCCAAGAGACATCAGTATCTCTTCGCACTCACGGATGTACCATTCAAAATCCAGATCGAACGGGAACCTTTCCGGCAGATCCATCAAGGGCCGAGCACCTTCCGAACGGGGCACGGTATTCCCGTTTGTGGCGTAGTGAATGGACCCGAACTCTTGCGTCGAATAGTACCACCTGATCGCTTTGCCGACCGCTTCCCCGTCTTTCACGGCACCGCCCGTCACCGTGCGTAGCGTGAGGAACTTCGTGATGTCGTCGCATGACCGGACCGTATCCCGGATAGATGCACCTGTGGTCAGATGCGCAATGACGGCCTCCGCACAGATGGTGTTCTGCGGGTTCTTCGAGATCGAGGGCGGCCCATACACCCCCTTGGCCTTGACCTTTCCATCGGCTTTGACCGCGATGTAGTTGTTCACGTCACGCGAGTAGAGGGCCTTGTAGAGGGTCTCCTCGGTCTTCAGCCCAGTATGTTTTTCCCACTTCCGCAGGATGATCCGCAGGGCTTCACGCTCGTGCCGGGGGCACTTTGTCACGATGCCGTCGGTGTTCGCCGAGATCACAGGTATCCCGTAAGCCTCAAGCGCCTCGATCAGCATCAGGATGGTCAGCTGGCCAGTGATGGTTGTGCGGATCATGAAGTCTGGAGAGTAGAGCGTGCTGTAGCGGCTGGATGTCTTGCCAAAGGTGCCGTTGAGAACAATCTTCAGAGCGTTCGACTTGACCATATCACCTGCGTGTTTCGCCGATAAACGCTCTTCAAGAATGCCCCCAAACACCGGGTTGAAGTGACGACCGAACCCGCCCGGCTCCATACCCATGTTCAGCATCATCCGGGGGTAGTAGCTCTCGACGTCCTCTTCGATCAGCTCGTCGTCTTCGTCAGAAAGATGTGTGACCTCCGACTCTTGGCTATGGAGACCTCCGATACCGATCTTGTATCGACTTCCACCGATCTCGATCTTCAGGGCCGCAATCTCCTTGGGCATCTTCACATGCCCGGTCTTGTTGTCGATGATCATCTCTGCGGTACGCACCGTCTCCAGCACGTGCTTCAGTTCAGGACTGGAAAAGCGCACATAGGCAGGGGGATCGTAAAGGAAGCTGCTATCCGCAAGTGTTGTCTTTGGTGGCAGGGCGCCGGTCAGGCGGGCGTACTCCGCCTTGAGCACGGCCTCGGCTATCTGGGCGTCGGACTTTGACCGCAGGTCCACACCGTAGGTCTTGCTCATGACGCGGCGCAGTTCGACCTGACCCCTGAGATTTTCGTAAAGCATCTGGGTGACACGCACATCGTTGCGGCAGTAACGACGCAGCATCGGCACCTGCTCCCGCAGGATCATGGCCGAGTGCTCGATGGGCAGGTCTTGCAGTTTCGGGCTGTGGAGGCGGCCGCCGTATATCTTCAGACTGACCATGCCCGGGGCGACGTCGATCAGGTCGATGTGGTTAAGCTCCGGCTCCCGGATGCTGTTATCCCGGTAGAAGTGCCAAGGTCTGACGTTGTTTTTTATGACCCGGTCACTCGCCCGTTTGATCAGGTAGGTGTCCAAGTTCAGCAGCGCAAAGCTCAGGATGGGAACGTCGTAGGTGTTGCCATTGAACGTCACCAGCTCAACGTCGTCGTGGGTTATGATCTGCAAGAGCTCATCGGGGCTCAGGCCAGATAGTTCCTCCTCAAATATCTCGAGATAGCGGGTCCGACCCTGCTCATCCATAAGCAGGGCCAAGAAGTAGTTTTTGTAGACCTCGATGTCGAGGAACAGACGCATCACGGCACCCTCCGCCAATAGCTGCCGAGGGCACCAGCGCGCTTCGACAGGACAGTATCGGCACGTTTGCCCGCAGCCCAAAGGGTTATGCCGTGGCCGGGGGATTTGCCGACAGAGCCATCGGGCCTCTCGAACTTTGGTTTGCCCAGCACCAGCATCATCCCTTTGCTTTTCTTGGCGGCGTCTTGCCACCATGGCGCACTTGTGCGGTCGGGCGTCAGCGCAATGCCGTTACCATGCAGGAAGAACTTGTCCAGCCACGGCGACAGCCCGTTGCGCCCTCCGAAGGGCGGGTTCATCCAGACAAAACCTTGCCATTGCGCGGCCAGACTGTCTGTGCTGATCCAGCCTTTACAGGGCACGTGTTGCGGCCCTCCCTCAGGGGAGGCAACGTCGAGGTCAAAGGTAACGCGCAAGGCGTCAAAGATATACTTGGGGGTATACCAATCGTCTGTTGCGCCGGGGGCTTCCCACGCGCTCACAAGAAGTCGCCGTGCTTGGCGCTGATAGCGATCAGGTGCTCTGCCTGCGAGCGGGCATCGTCCAGCGCGTTGTGGTGGGTGCCACTGCGCTCCATCCGCACGTCAGGATACATGCCCTTGACAGTGCGGTAGCAGCGATCTGTCCAGAAGGGCCACGGGGCCTTCATACCCAACCGCAGGTACACCTCAGACAGGATCACGTTGTCGAAGCTGGCACCATTGCCCCACATGCCGTCGCCGCCGTGCAGCTCAACGAACCGACGGAACCGCTCCAGCGCCACCTTGGGCTCAATCCCCCTGCGGGTGATGGCTGCGCGCGCTTCGTCCGACTGCTTCAGCCACCAGATGACTGTCTCGGGGCTCATCGTGGCCCCATCCCGCACTGCCCACGCAAGGTCAATAACCTCGTAGAACGGGCTGGTAATGCCGTCTTTGTCGAACGCCACTGCGCCAATGGCGATGATCGGTGCGTCCGGGCGGGTGCCCATGGTCTCTAGGTCGAGCATGATGTGCATTATTTCGTCTCCTCAATAAGGGGTCGCCATTCTTTGGTATCCGTCCCTACCGAGTCCCATCCCTGTAGGTTTGCTGCTGTCAGAGTTGACCCTACACCGCAGAATGGGTCGTAGATGACCCCACTCGTCGCCACCAACTTCATCATCATTTCCGCGAGAACCACCGGGTAGGTAGCCGGATGACTGAGTTTTTTCTGTCTCGTAGGGTAGGGCAGGAACCACAGGTTCCCCCTGTCTCGGATGTCTTGTTCGTGGCCCCTGCGAGCTATGTTGCTCTTGTCTTGGTATGGAACCCCGACGGCCAGTTTGTTCAGAGGCGCGTTCCCATCTCGGGACACTATCAGTATCTGCTCGGTTACGTTAGCGAGATACCTTTCAGAGTTCACTGGCTTGAAGTGCCCTGTGGACACCCCATCGACATGCACACTTTTCGCCCACGTGATACTCTGCTGGAGGTGGCCCACCTCGTGACACCACAGCCCAAAGTGGCACAGCATCACCGGGTTAGATGTCTTGGCCCCAAAGTTTATGGCCAAGACCGGGGCAACCCGCAGGGCTGCTGCCAGCCACTGTTTTGTGAAACTTTCGTAGTCTTCCAAACTGCGGGCGTCGTCGCAAGCCTCGCCGTAGTCAACCCCTATGTTATACGGGGGCGAAGTCACTACCGCGGAAAAAGCATTCGCTGGCTGCTGGGCCATGAAGTCCATGCAGTCCGATAGGGCAAAGCTGCTCTGGTCCACTATTTCGTCTCCTCGACGTACAGCCAGCAGGCTGCGAGATAGTTGATGGCCCCGAGCATCTCGGCCTGTGCCCGGTCGGGCTCATCCCGGTTCAGCATGCCAGCGGCTTCCTGCGACTTCTTCATGGCCTGACCGAGCTGGTAGCCGGGCCCCACCATGCGGGCGATCTCCATGATGGGCTGGCGCTCGAAAGGCTTGCCGTTGGCGTGGCGCTCCTTGCCTTTGCCAACAGCTGCTTGGTTGTAGGCGGCACCCAGCGCGCGGCCCAGCCCTACGTAGTCGGGGTTCTCAATCATATCTCCCACCCTTCCAGTTTCGCAAGTATCTCGTCGTGGTGGAGGCTTACGACCTCCGTTGCTTCCAGCTGGCGCAAAGCCGCTTCCATCGCGATAGGTTCGAGCGCGGCCGCCGCCTTGTCTATGTGGCTCTGCCACCGGGGGCGGTAGACCGCCCCTGTAAAGGGGCCCCTGTAAGCCAGATACTCTTTATCGGGGTCCTCCCCGATCTCCTTGCAATACAGCCGCGCGAGCTGCTCAATCTTCGATGCGGGGGTCATGGTGTACTCCAGTGGTTTGTTGTTTACGGTAGCATATCACGCTGCGCAGCTGTGCGCAAGGCGATCATAGCGTAAGGGGCAGTAAAGAATGGCCGCAGCCCCCGTGTGGGGTCTTTAGCTATGCGGTGTGCACCCCTCAGCTGTGCCGGGGTCAGCCGGGCCAGAGCCGCCAAGAGCTGTGGTTGTGCGGGGGGTTTACGCTTCGCTTTGGTCACACCAACTCCCCCCGTATCCGGGAGATGTTGTCGACCTCGCACCAGTCCTTGGCCGCTTCCAAGTCTTCGCACTCGGGGCAGGTCGATATCCCCTTTGTTATGCGGGGTCGCTTGCCCCGGCTGTCGATGTGGTAGGCGTAGCCCGCACTCACTGCGATCCAGCCCACAGGGTGGCGCTCCCAGACCAGTGGCTTGACCTGTGCCGGGGCCCGCATCTGCGCCAGCAGGGCATCGCGCTTGGCTTCTGCTTCGTCTCGGGTGTTCATCTCGTTCTCCTTTGCTCACGTTCTACTTCGTCGGCCATCTGGCACAGGCGGTTGCCAAGGGCCGTCAGCAGGTCCGGGTCGATATCGGGTCGCGCCTCAGCGGCCGCAGTGAACGCGTCGCAGAGCTGATCGAACTCAAGGTCCGCCTGAAAGGTCATGAACGCATCGACGGCAACGGCACGCTGTCTCTCTTGTGCTTGGGTCGTCACCACTGGAACATCCTTCCATCGCCGCTGCCACCATATTTCTCCTCGGGGCTTTCTCCCAATTCATCCAGAATAATCTCGTGTTCGCTACGATTATCCTTTGCGTGATCGTCGGGAAATTCCCTGTTGTATTCGCGCCACATCGCGCGAGTTTCTTTCGACATTGGCAATCGCCCCTGCTTGTGGGCCTTGCAAGATTTTGAGCAGAATTTGCCCCAGCCGCGCGCCACATCTGCCGTGCGCGCTTGAAAGGGCTTTTTGCACTTTTTGTTGCCGCATATAACTTCGGTCATTGAGGTCATTTGTCGTCCCCTCCCGAACGGTCCTCTTCGACGACGGGTATCGCGACCCACGTTTCCTCTCCGGTCTGCGAGTCGACCCACATCTGCTGGATCTCGTGCCGCCAAGACTCCTCCGAGTCGACCGATGGCAACTTGATGTTGAGCACTCGGATGGCGCTTGTGCGGGTGAGGGGGTTGCCTCTGTTAATCTTGCTCATAGCTTTCTCCTTTTCATTCTTCGTTGAACAGGTCGTCGGCCCACGCGGCGGGCACCTCGACTGTATGGAACTTCACTTTCTTACACACGATGCACCGTCTTGCCCGGTGCAGGGTCTCGGTCTTCCCATAGGTCCGCCGCCGGGTGTTGATGACCACCAGCTTGGGAGCCCCGGGGCAGTCAGGGCAGGTCAGCATCCCTCGTTCTCCCACTCGCTGACATCGGCCTCGTCCGGTGTGCAGGTGAACCATTCCTTGGCGGGCAGGGCGCTGACGGGCGAGGTGCGCAGCTCGAACTTGGCGCAGCCACCATCCTTGAAGATCCCCAGCAGAGTGCCACGAACGGATGCCTCGTTCTCCCCCAAGATCTGCGCAGCCATCTCGGCAGGGGTCCACACCCCGCCAAGCTCAAGCACCTCCATCACGCGGCCCCGGGGTGTCGGGCCGCCAAGGGTTTTCATCGACAGCGCCTGCCATGGGGTGCGCTCGTTGTCGCGCGGGTTCGCAGCCAGATCAGCATCGTAGGTGAGCCCGATCTCGGCGCCAGCGACGTCGGCCACGCGCCCTGACACGAACACTGCCTCGGGGGGCCCGTCAGCAGTCACGGCAAACGTCGTGCCGGTAGGTAGTCGGTGCGTAATTGTGATTCTCGTCATTGGTCGATCTTCCTGTTGTTGGCAGCTGACGCCGCGTACAGCGTGATGGCGATCTCAGCGATGTTGTTCTCGTTTACCACGAGGGCGACGCCCCCCGCAGCCGTGATAGCTGCGAGGTTCTTGGTCTGGAGCGGGGTCGGGGTGTTCTTGCCCGCCTTGCACTCGATGCCAAAGAAAACGCCTTGGTAGCACCCTACTATGTCGGGTACCCCGGAGGCACCGTAGCCCCCGGTGGTAGGGAAGAAGTGGTACGCCCCCATGCCTTTCAGCAGGGAGACGACGTTGCGCTTTACTTTCTTCTCTGGGGTGTCGGCCACTACTTTTCCTTCGTTGGGGCAATGATCCAGAAGACCGTTGCAGACATTCGTATCCCCACACCCTCGATGGGCCGGGGCGGCGGAGGTATCTCCATAAGCCCCAAAGCCATCAATCGGTCGGTCACCCACATGGGCTCGGTGCCGAGAGTATAGTCGCCGGTTGGTAGCACATCAACCCATATATCGTCGAATGGTTGTAGCACGACACGCTTGTCGTCCATGACTTCCGCCCGGATCTGGTAAGGGTGGGCCTTGGCTATCCAGCGGGTTACCACTACGCGCTGCTCCATTGAGTGCCCCGTCTGTACCAAGTCCCGGAGGGCTCGCCATTTGCTTTTCTTTTCTCCATTCCCCATGTTACCAGCCCAGACCGGGCAGGGCCGCGATGGCCGCGTCCAGCCGCTTCTTCGTGTCGGCCTTGTGGTCGAGGTTATCGCGCAGGGTGGTGGCAGAGGTGCCGTTGAGGGTCTCGCTGAGGACGCGCTGCATCTCCACCATGGCCGGGTCCTTCGTGATGTTGCACGTCTCCATCATGGCCACGAGATCGTTGGCCCTCTCGATGACGCTGTCGTAGATGCGACGGGCCTTCTCCCCATCCGCGGTCGGCTCCAGCTGCCGGGTCAGTGTGGTCAGGGTGTCGCGCAGCCGGACCCAGATGTCATCCATCGCCGCCTTGACCTGCGTGTCGAAGTAGGAGGCATACTCCTTCTGCAAGGCCGCCTTGGCCTCGGCTTCCATCTCCACACGCCAGTCACCTGCGTCGGGCAGGGGCACGAAGCTCATGCGGAACGCAAACTTGTCCCGGATAGAGTCGACCGTGGGGTACTCGCCCAAGTTGAACAGGGTGCCCAGCTTCAGCTCCGAAGCAGCGATCTGGTAGCTGTATGCGCTGAGGAACCCGTCAGACAGGCGCGTGAACTCGTCCTGCATGGCCGTCATCTGCTTCTGGTACTTGAAGAACTGCGCCGTGGGGAGCAGGCGGAGGCCAAGGTCAGACCATGGCATGGTCATGGACCGGTGCAAGCTGCGCACGTTCTCCGAGAACTTCTGCACCGCGTCCAGCTCTGCGCAGTCGCCCAGCAGGTTCTTGTTCACGCTGGCCACACCTCTTGCGGCACCGCTGGAGCGGGTCACCGCCTCGGATGCCGTCTTGTCGCGCTTGCGTGCGGTCCACACCGAGATACTCAGATCCACCAGCATGGCAGCACTGGACACCGAAGGTGCCGTCTGCCCGAAGCCCGCAGGCAGCTGGATAGGGGTCGGTCTGTTTGTGATATTGATCATTGTCTTTCCTTTGGTTGGACTTAGTCGGGATGACTAAGTCATTGGTGGTGAAAACCACGGCCTTTGCCGTTGCCTCCGTCGTAGCAGCTGGAGCCGTTACCAAAGCCGTTGTGGTGGCCGCCAAAGCCGTTGCCGTTGCCAAAGCCGTGGATGGTGTCCGTGCTGCTGTCCGTACCATCGCCCATACCAGCGCCGCTGCCGTTGTTGTAAGCGGTGTCGTATCCATTGCCTCGGTTCTGCCTCTGCCACACCAGCGGTCGGACGAAGATCCAGATCATAGGTCACCTCCATTCCCATTGCCACGGCCGAAGCCGCGACCGTGGCCGTAGTCGTCGCCGCTGCCTTCATTCTCTCTATCATGGCCGAAGCCGTAGCCGTCGCCGTTGCCATCGCCGTTTCCTTGGCCATAATGGCCAAGGTTTTTATTGTATACGCCATCGCCAAACGGCTGCCCAAAGGCACTGACGTAGCAGCCACCGGGCAGCACCAACGGTCGGGCGAAGATCCAGATCATAGGTCACCTCCGTTTCCGTCGTCGTAGTCACCACCGTCGCCTTCGCCAAAGCCATATCCGTAGCCGTAGCCGTCGCCGACGTGCCAGCTGTACCCCTCTCCTTGGCCGTTGCCGCTATTCCAACCGTTGAGGTCACCTTTGCCCGCCCCGGTGCCGTGGTTGTTGCCATAGCCGAAGCCGTCAGCGGACCTGTTCCACACCAGCGGTCGCAAGAACGCCCAGATCATATCGCTGCGTAGAGGCACTCTACCCACATATCGTGTGTCGCGCGTTCGAACCCGTGCGTTGCGATCTGGAAGATCTGGTCGGGCCCAAGATCGGAGAGCTCCGACTCCACGCCCTCGGGCAACTCGCTGGGCAGGCATGGTTGGTGTAGGGAGCGAACGCCCGTGTATCGGTAGCCATACCGGCCACGGTGATACTTCGGTGCCATCTTCGCGCTGTCCCAGCTGCACAGCTCGCACCACGCGGTGCAGGCCGCATGGAGGTCGCTCAGGGCTTTCTTCTCCTCCGGGGTCAGCTTTACGGGCACCGCGATCTTCAGGTTCTCCCCGACGGCCTTGCTCTGTGGGCTGGGGATATAGGCCATGGGCCGGTAGTATTCCGCATCCGGGAACGGTGCCCACTGCCACGCAGCGTTGCGCCCCTTGTCGCTCCTGTCGCCACCGATACCCACGCTGCGCCCGGTGCTTGCGTCGACGAGCAGCTGCCGTGACAGACCCTCGGCGATCCATACCTTGGGCAGAGGCTTTGCTGCCAGCGCAGTCGGGTCCTGCCGGCACAGTGCGAGCACCGCGAGGCTCTCTGGGGTCAGGCTGTCCTTGCCAAGCGACAATGCCGGGCAGTCGCCGTCGGTGGTGCTGACCACACGCAGGTCACTCTCGCCCCGCCCAAGGGGGCGATTGACCCCGCGCTGATCGGGCTTGAAGTCCCGCGACGCGAGCATCACCTCGCCGCTCTCGAACACGATCAGGTTATGCTCGGGCTCGTTGTAGAACCGCCGGAAGCGGTCCCAGCGGGCAGTGCTGCGGTCGAATACTGGAAGTTTCATGTTGGTTGCTCTCCTACAATACGTGTCAGTTTGAAAGCGACGACACGATCCGCCGCTATCGAGAGGGACTCCTTGTCATTCCGCAGGGTCAGGAACCCGGTATCGCGCATCCTCTGGGCGAGATATTCAGCAATTCCCGGGGCCACAGGTACGTGAAGGGTGATCATCGCCCCTCCGTCTGTCTGCACTTCGGCGAGTGACCACGCGGGTGGGTGGGTTGGTTTTGACATGTCGTGTCCTTCGTTGGTTGGTTGGGCTTAGTCCTCATGACTAAGTCAGTTGTGGTAGTCATCACGACCACGGCCGTCGCCGTCGCCGCTGTATCCGTCGCCGTCGCCGTAGCCGTTGCCGTCGCCGTCGCCGTAGCCGTAGCCGTTGCCGTCGCCGTAGCGGGTCTCGCACCACACCAACGGTCTGAGGAAGGCCCAGATCATGACCTTCCTCCGTTCCCATTGTCACGGCCGAAGCCGCGACCTTCAGTGTCGTGGTAGCCGACGCCGTCACCATTGCCGTACTCGAAGCCATGGCTATCCGTCCCATCGCCTCCATATGCGAAGATGCTGTCGCCATAACCGTTCCCGTCGGCTCCGTTGCGGCCATCGCCGTAGTTGTCACCCCACCACACCAGCGGCTTGAGAAAGCTCCAGATCACAGCTCGTGACCCTTGATGTGCACCGTTGCCCCGTGGTCAGGGCGGGCGCTCTTGTTGTCGAGGATGGTCCACAGGACCGGACAGGTCCACGTGCCCCAGCTGCCGCCGAGGTAGCCGTCGGTCAGCACGATAACCGCTTGTGGGGTGATCCCCATCTTGTTGAGGAACTCCGGCACGCACTCGACCATGGTGCCTCCGCCGCCCTCGGGCTTGGTCGACTGGACCAAGTTGTGCAGGTCCTGCTCCAGATACACCTCGTGGCGGCACACTGCCGTGTCCCAGTACAGCAGGTGGATGCGCTCGGGCCGCACGGAGTCGGCGATGCCCCGGACCTCGCTCAGAAACGATGCCAGTTGCGGCCCTCTGATGGACCCCGAGGTGTCCACGGCCACGCAGATATCCTTGACACGCTCCGTGATGCCACTGGGCATGTAGTAGCCCGCGCCGATGAAGCGACGGTTGGGCCGCTTCCACGTGGAGAAGTCAGACCCTGCGCAGGTCGTGGTGATGAAGTCGCGCAGCGCCGTGCGCCAGTCCACCTGTGGCTGCATCAGATCATCAAGTGACCTGTCACCGCCTGACCCGGTCTTGCCTGCCATCAGCGCGCCTTGGCGGATCGCCTCGTCGATGTCGCGTGCCAGCGCCTGCTTGTCAGCATCGGGCATGTCCTGCGCCCCGTCCCAGTCGTGGGCGTCGAAGCCTTGGCCCGGTTCGCCTTCGCCGGGTTCGCCGGGTTGGCCGGGTTCGCCTTGGCCGCCACCCCCGCCTTGCTTGGCGTTCTTGAGCAGGTCGTGGAACACCGCAGCGCTGTCCCAGTCTCTATATTTCTCGTCGAAGCAGCCGATCAGCAGGCCCCCTGTCATGGTGGCGAAGCGGTCAGTCTTGTTGTCGTCCACCAGCTTGATGTTGATGACAAAATCGCAATTGTGCACGACTACCCCGTTTGCAACAAAACACTGTGCGGGCGTAGTGATGTCGTAGACTCTCCGGCTCTCGCCAAGGAATCTTCTAACTGTGAGCCTCGCAGGTTCAAGGCCTTCAATTCCGCTAACAAGGAGATGATGGCGGTAGTCGGCTGGAAACGGTAGCCCGCCGAGGTTCGGATGCGGATTATCTCCATGAGTATATCGTAGCGACGGGTCCGTATCTTCACCCAAGGGCGTATCCCCTCCAGCACCGGCAATATCCCGAAGCCCGAAACCTCCGCCTTCCAGTACATATTGCCGTAGTTGTTTCGGGCCAGCACACAATACATCCCCAGCGACTCCAACCAAAGCATTAAGCTGTAGCTCGTATTGGTCACGGATAGTGTTGGCCTCAGGTACTTGCCCTGTGTGATCTGGCACGTAACCGTGCCCTCCCCGTCCACCAAGCCGGCGAAGTACGCCCAGTCCGTAGGCTGCCAGAGACCCAAGCCTTTCAGCGATTGCTGTTTCACGGTCATCCGAGTAGACGCCAAGCCCAGCTTCCGCAGCCTGTGGTACACAGACATTGCCGTCACCCCCAAGTGTGGGGCCATATCTTTGATCTGCATGACGCCATGATTCTCCTTCACAAAGGCGTCCATCTCCGGCGTCCAAGTAGATTGTATCCGCTTCTGTGAGGCATTGGGCTTCGACATATCCACGATCCGTCAGTAGTTTATGGTCAGGGGTACATTGTAGTTTATATCCCATACCCATGTCAAGTTCGCATACTTGACGGTTGTCAGTGGCCTTGACAGCGAGCACGGGCGCAGGACCAAACGGGGTCCGCACCTTATCCCCAACCCGAATGTTTTCGGCGGCACGAAACGATCCGTCTGCCATCGTGATAAGGGTCTCCCCGACCACGCAGGCAGCATTGGCCGCCTGCTTATGGCGCAGATACATCCACCGCCATGTGGTCAGGTGCTTGTACAGCTTGTGGTAGTTCTCGTGCAGCACGAGGAACCGCAGCTCCGAGTCCTTGAGCGACGTGATGAAATCGGGGTTGTACATCTCGTCCATGCCGTTTGTGGCGGCGGTGTCCACAGCGGTGCGACCCAGATGGGTGCCCACCTTGCGACTGCCGATCATCAGCACCCCCGCCAAGGCGCGGTATCTGTCGTGATGCATGATCGCAATGACCGCCTTCTGGAGGCGTTGCTCTGGTGTAAGTTTTCCGTTCCCAAACATGGGGTCGTCCTTTCTTGGTTGGACCTAGTCGGGATGACTAAGTCATCTGCTGTTTCCGTCGTGGTCACCGGCGCCATGCCCATAGTTGTAACCTTCGCCATAGCAGTCGCCGTCGCCGTCGCCGTAGTAGCCGTCCCCAAAAGGGTAGTCGTCGCCGCCACCGTCCCACGCGTACTTGGCCCACACCAGCGGACGGAGGAAAGCCCAGATCACTCCCGGGTCCACGCAGTGAACGACCCGTAATCGGGGGCGCTTGCGTGCTCCGTGGTGTAGTAGGCGTCGTAACGCTCGTACACGGCCTTGCGCAGAGCCCGCTCTACGACGGAGACATGGGCCCGGGCACCGGCAAGCCTGCTACAGGTGCGCAGCTTTTCCCACTGATCCCTGTAGAGCAAGGACGTAACGAGGTCCGAGTTGTAGTGGTTCTCCCTGTGCATCTGCTCGTTGCCCAGCAGGGCCGCCATGGGCTTGTACCATGCGAGGAAAGCCGTGAGACCAGACTCCTCCGATGCAGCCTTTGCCTTCTTGCGGTCTACACGCACCTGAAGGATCGGGCGCGTGTCTTCGCTGGCGTGGGTCAGCCGTCCCTCCACGTCGAGGCGCACAATGCCATGTGGGTTGTAGTAGACGCCGTCCACACGCAGGGCTTTGCACGCTCCATAGATGCCCACCCCAACAGGCGCAAAGCGATCAGCGAACGTGCCTGTGCTTATGCTCTTCCAGCCGATGTCCAGCGTGCAGGTGTCGTCGGGGTGCCACTCCACCACGTCAGTGCTGTGATAGGTGAATCTGATTGTGCCGTCGGCGGCCTTGGACAGGCCTGTGAACGTGACCTTGTGCCCGGGTATGGCATGTGTGCCGGAGTGGTAGGGGTTCTTGCGCTCCTTGGCCCTGTCGAACAGTGCAGCGGCCTGCGCGTAGGTGCCGACGCCCCTGACGTCCGGCATACGAAGTCCCATCATGGGAGTATTCCTTTCTTGGTTGCACTAAGTCATGTCGTCGTTCTTGTCGCCGAGGCCGTACCCGGCCCCGTCACCGTTGTAGTAACCAAAGCCACGGCCCATACTGTCGTGGTAGCCCCAGCCATCGCCGTTGCCGCCGTAACCGCCACCATCGCCAAAGCCTTCGCCGTGGAGGAAGCCTCTAGTGCCTGAGCCATATGGGGCGACACTCCACACCAGCGGGCGCAGGAAGGACCAGATCATCCCCGACCTCCGTAGAAGTCGCAGCCTAGATCGCAGTGGTCACCGGCGCCATGCCCATAGTTGTAACCTTCGCCAGAGCTGTTGCCGCCGCTGCTGCCGTAGTAGCCGTCCCCAAAAGGGGCGTCGTCGCCCCTACCGTAGCGGCACAGGCACCACACCAGCGGGCGCAGGAAGGACCAGATCATGTCACTGATCCGCGCCGAAGAGGTAAGCCCTGCTCTGGACCCAGCGAGTGAAGCTCTTGTTGAGCAACACCACCGACTGCTTGGCGTACTTGGGCGACCGCACGCCGTTGGCGAACAGGCCTTGGGCCTCGGTGTCCAACCTCTCAACGTAAATCATCCAGTTGTCCACCCAGTCGGCCTCCATGGTAGACAAGGCCCGGTACACCACCATGCACGTTGCGGCGGCCGAGGCGGGCACCTTGGCGTTGAGCGGGTCGTTCTTGATCGAGGCATGGCTGGGCAGGTCGTTGGCCAGTCGCACGAAGGCCATCAGGTCCATCGCCGCGCGGTCCCCCAGCGTGCCCATCAGGGCGGCAGTCAGCGTCATGTCGTCCACCTTGCCCTTGGTGGCCTTGATGATGTGGCTGGCCTTCTCCAGCGATCTGCCGGTCACGAACGCCTTGCGGCTGGGGTCCCGGGGGTGGAAGATATAGGGGTTCTGCTCTGCGTCGTTGACGTCCTCGAAGGACTGGAACAGCTGCGGGTTGTCGCGGACCCAGCCCAGCAGGGTGTGGTCGATCCCGTTGCTGATACCCCATTCGAGCCACTCCATGTGGTCGGGCTTGCGCACAGTCAGCACCGAGATCCGGTTCCACTGGTGGGGCAGCAGCATATCCCCAACGCCTTCGGCACCGAGGTTGGTGGTGGCGAACACGATACTGTCGGGGTGCATCGTATACCCGGCCATCTTGCGCTCGTAGAGGATGCGGGTCAGTGCGTTCTTCACCGAGGGGTTGGCCTTGCCCAGCTCGTCGATCATCAGGATGATAGGCTGGTCGCACAGGTGCATGCCCAGTTCTTCGTTGGTCGCGAACCGCACGTAGGGCGTGCCGCCCGCAGCTTCGGCAAGGTTGGGGATCATGATGTCCCCAAGATCCTTGGTCGTGCAGTCGAAGTAGACCTGCAGGTGGCCGGGCATGCTCTTGCCGATCTGGCCCAGCAAAGCGGACTTGCCGATACCGATCCCGCCTTGCAGCAGGTAGGTCACCGTGCTGCCCGAGGCCTCGATCAGGCTTGCGCACTGGTCAAGGCTGACGTCGTAGATTGCGTTTGCTCGTGTCATGTCGTGTCCTTCAGTTGGTTGGACTTAGTCGGGATGACTAAGTCAGTTGTTGCCGTCGCCGCTGTATCCGTCGCCGTCGCCGTAGCCGTTACCGTTGACGTTGCCGTCGCCGTCGCCGTAGCCGTAGCCGTTGCCGTAGCCGAAGCCGTAGCCGTAGCCGGTGCCGTGGCCGTCGCCGTAGCCGTCGCCCCATCGGGACCTGTGCCACACCAACGGACGCAAGAACGCCCAGATCATTATGCCAGTGCTTCGATCCATGCTGCGCTCTCGTTCACAGGCAGGGTGAAAAGGATGTGGATATTCGGCACCAAGATGAGAGGTGCCTTGGCATCCAGCACCGTGTCGCTGGTGGGACCATCATACAATTGGTTCAGGCCGTTGGCCGTCCCCCACTTGCGGATGGTGCGTGCGTCGAACAGTTCGACGAAGCCGTCGTCGTTGCTCCGCGCCCGGCCGACCATGACGTGGCCAGCAGTGATGACGAGGATCGCGAGAGTTGGGGTCTTGAAGTTCATGGTAATCTCCTTGGGTTGGACCTAGTCGGGATGACTAAGTCAGTCGTTGTCGTCGTCGTAGCCGCAGCCTGTGCCGTAGTAGAAGCCTTCGCCTGTGTCGTGGGAGCGGCTATTACCGGGCCCGCCGTCGCCTCTACCTTGGCCGTAGTGGCCAAGCATGTCGTTGTATGCACCGTCGCCATAACCGTACCCGTCGCGGTCGACGTAGATGTCGGCGGGGTGCACCAGCGGGCGCAGGAAGGACCAGATCATGTCCGACCCTCCAGCAGGCGAAAGTATGCCCACCGCTGGCCCCGCTGGGAGCGGAACAGCGAGGAATTGCGGAACCCTCCGAGGGCCCGCCACTTGGCTTTGGTGATCTGAACTCTGTAGGGCATATCGTTATTCCTTTCTTGGGTGGACTTAGACCTGAGGCCTAAGTGTTACGGTCACGTCGTAGCAGCTGCACGGCAGCACTTCGTAGTCGCTCGCGTCGTGTGCGCGGTCGAACTGTGCCTCCTCGGCAAGATCGACGATGTCGTCGGGATGCCAGCTGTCATGTTCGGCGAGCCATTCGCTGGCATCGGAGGGTGTCTTTATGTCCCGCAGGATCTGGAGGACTTGCATGGTGTGAACCTTTCTTTTGTTTGGCTTAGGCGTCAGGCCTAAGCTGCTCGTGCCGCGCGGCGAAGCGCAGCAGCTCGGGGTCGTAGCTCTTTCGCCACCTGTAGAGGGATGACAAGTGCACGTTGAACACCGCCGCTGCACGACGGAGGCCAATGGTTTCGGCACAGCGCAAGGCTGCAAGGCGGTGCTCGTCGCCCAGCCCGTAGTCCGGGTGGAAGGGGGTCATGGTGTCAGGAACCAGAAGGCGAGGAAGGGGAACCATAGCGCCACTGCGAGGAACAGATAGTGCAGGGCGAGCATGATCTTGAGAAGCATGGTGTGAACCTTTCTTTGGGTTGGTTGGTGGGTCAACGCTCTTCATATCTGCGAAAGGTGAGCCGGTGCGCGGGGTCGCGGCCCCTGTCGTAGGTTTCCATCAAGGCGTCGTCGGGATAGTTTGTCGTCCAGCTTGTGCGGAACTCCAACATGCCGTTGAGGAACGCTCTGAGTTTTAGCATCGGGGTCTTCCTTCTGTTGGCTTAGGCACGGGGACTAAGTGGGGTTTCTGGTCGGGCATGGTGAGGACCTTTCTCAGAGCTTGGGGAAAATGGTGGGGGGCGCATTCAGCGTGCGGCATATCTCGCGCTTGGGATACCACGTGGTGATGTTGATGTGGTCGCCGGAGTGCGCCGCGGCGTACCACTCGATGATCTGGCCGATGGAGGCTGTATCGCACTGGACGGTGTGGAGTTTGGTTTTCGTCACGTTCTGGAACGTGATCGACGCATTCTTGGCTTGCTTGGGCATGGGGTTAACCTTTCTTTGGGTTGGCTTAGGCGTCAGGACTAAGTGGTCTAGGCACCGGGGTAACTCGTCTTTCTACCATCAGAATACCATTCCGGCACCTTATATCAAGCAGTTTCTTCTGAAAGTGGGAGGTTTCTTCTGGTGGTTTATGGCGGTAAAACTGGCATCGCTGGGGGAGAGATAGAAGTTTTATCTCGGAGGCTTAGTCGTGGGGTAGATAAAAAATCTAACTACGGAGATAGAATTTCTAACACTGATTTCGGTATCAGGTGGCGTTGCGTGGTGGCGTGGGGTTGCACCGGGCGTGGCACGGCAGCGTGGGGTTGCAGGAGGTATCAGGCGAGCAATGTTCTTATTGTTGTAGTAATGTTCTTAAATATATATATATATATCAATGTGTTAGGAGGATGTGCAAATGTTCCGGGATTTAGGGTACTCAACTACATTTTTTTGTGCTCGGTGCTGAACATTGGCAAAACGGACCGTTTCTCGCTGATTTCGTTTTTCAAGCCACCCCCCTACCCTTCAAATCGCGGAACATTGCAACAACGCTGCAATATCAATGACTTACGCCGAACATTGGGCCGGAACATTGCAAAACATTGAAAAAGCTAAGTCATTGATATCTAACGAAAACCAATGTTCCGGGGCCCGAGATAAGAATAGTTTACATCGATATCAGGACCTGTGGAACTATAATTTATTGTTGCAGAACTCTTGATACTGATGTAAACTTTCCAGATGACGGATTTTCGTCGGTTTCAGAACATTAGGAAAGGGCCCAAAATGGCCACTGAGCACCAGCTAGACCGAGCACAGGCAATAAGAAACTACGGTTCGCATTGTAAAGTTTGCGCCATAGGACCGCTAAATCGACGTGGTTTGTTCGTTTTACCTATCGGACCCAACCATCACCACATCCCACTGTGTAAAGAGTGTCACAACCACCTCAAGGCTGGGGTCACACGGAAGGCAATCGTGCAGACCTTGCGCAGACGTGCCAACGCCATGATCGAAATAACGCGTGAGCAGGCCACCATAGGTGGCTACAAGATCGCCCCGGTGCCGGACGACGGACATAGGCGTGCGGACTAAGTCCCACAGCTGCCACAAAACTGGTTTCCATCCTGAAAGGACACATCATGCCCTCCGAACGTACTGTGCTGCGCGGCCTCGCGGTCCGCCAATATGGCTCAAGCTGTCATTGTTGTGGGCAAGGCCCACTGTCGGGCCGCTCCCTGTTTCTCGCACCTATTGGCTTTCCTGATGTGGCCTGCGCGGGGTATCCGTTGGCCCCGGTGTGCAGCAGGTGTGCCACAGCCCTCAAGACCACGACAACTGGCAAGCACCTCAGCAATCTGCGCAGGGATGCGAAGCTCGCCATGGTGGCCACACGGAAGCGCGCCAATGAGTGGGGGGAGGATCTCCCCTTGTTCGCCGAGAGCGGTCGATACGATTAGGCGTCACCTCGCCTCACAGCTGCAACAGAACTGGTTTCCGGCCCGCGCGGCACTTAGTCCTGACGCCTAAGTGGGTCAGGCCCGTACCTGCTACGGAACTGGTTTCTGTGAGGGAACCAAAAAATGGACACAAAAAAGCCCCCATGCCTTGCGGCACAGGGGCAATTGTATCTTAGGATTTGGGCTTGCTTGCCAGCTTGCCAGTCGGGCGGGGCTTGCTCTTGCCCACAAGCGACACCGCTGCATCATACGCGGTCAGGGCAATGCGGGCTTGCTCTTGCTTGGCACGAATCGGTGACAAGGCAAGCAATGCCAATTCAGACAAGCGAAGGAAAGCATTCGCGTCGATATGGGGCGGCAGTTGTTCGCCCTTGCCATCGGTCGATTCCATCGCCTTGCGAATTGCCTTCATCGGTACGCCTAGCGCGGCGATTGCGCGTTCGTCCACCCCAGCCTTGCGGTTTGGTGCTTTCGTGCCGCCGGTTGTCGTATCCTGTGCGGCACGGCGTTCTGCCAGTACCTTGGCAATGCGTGCTGTTATCCGGCTCCAAACCTTGCCTTTTTGTTGTTGCCAGTATGAACGGGTATTAGACGCCATGCCACGCTTGGGCGCGCCAATCTTTTCCTTTGCCGCGCCACCATTGTTTACCTTGTCAGCGAACGCCTTGCCCCATACTTCAGCGACAGCCGCTTCCTTACAGTCAATATAGGCCAGCGCCTCAACAGGCGTGGCGTCCTTGTCGCGTGACGTGGCGGTCAAACAACGCGCAGTGCCGAACGTAGCTACCGCCGCGTCATGAACCGCCATGGCGGCGGTGTCAGCGGCGACAGTGGCAGTCGCTTCCTTCCCCATTGCGCGGATGGCCAATGGAATCGTCGAAAGGATCAAGGAAAGATCGCGGGGGGTATCGTTTGAAGTATCGCGGGGGGTGTTGATTGTGTTTTCCATAGTGTGTTTTGCTTTCGATTGAATGTCGGGAACGGGTTATTCCGTCCTGACAACCTACTTATAGGATAGGCTTGGGTTAAGATCAATAGACTTAGGCCAGCGGGCTAATGGGGCTGGGTCGTTTTTGAGGGTGAATCCAGCGAACCCCACGCAGGGGGTATCACCCCATATGAGGGGGCGGGCGGGGCGCTGTATATATTACTATTCCACACGAACCATTTTCAGTTTTTCTGCGTTGCAGCATATATTTTATATATGTCCAGCCACCACTATTCCCCTTGACACACCACTATAAGGTGCAATATATTACGAGGCAGCAACCAAGGAGCAACAATATGATCGTCGTGGGCGCACTCGCAGGTGCAGCAGTGGGCTACTTCACGGGCATGGCCGTGTCCGTCATCGAAGGGACCGCAACAGGGGAACAGCTCTGGTCAGGGTTCATCGTCGTGGGCGCAGTGCTAGGGGCACTGATAGGGTTTGGTGCATGACGCCTTCGGAGTTCAAAGCCGCTCGCAAATACCTTGGCTTCGACGAGCAGGAGCTGGCTGACGAGTGGGGGATGGGTGCGAATGGGGGGCGCACGATCCGGCGCTACGAGAACCCTTACGATCCCCAGCATCGTGCTGTTGGCCCAGTCATGGCTTATACGCTCAGACTGATGGTCTCGGTGCGCAGGGGCGAAGCATAGACCCCCACCCCTGATTATTTTTTCAGCCGGTCGCCACCCTCAGAAGACCCCCACCCCCTGTTTTATTTAGGTACTCCCCTTTTCTGCCAAGGGGGGCTATATTGTGTCAGGAGGCGCTGATGACGATGATATGCCTGACGCCTGAGGTAGATATGCCAATGCCCGACAACGATGAATTTGATCGGTTCGTGCCGACACTGAAGGCCGCTGCGGCCACGGCCCGGCTGCTTGCCGAGGCAGGTCTCACCTTCGCCCCCACAGATGCAGATCTCGACTATGCGGCGGGGATCACCCGGCAGGCGGCGCAGGAGCCGGGTGAGCTGATGTTGAAGGCTGCGGCCCTTGGACTGCTCAAGCAGACCCCGGCGGCCCTGCTGCTCACAGAACACATCTTGCAGGAGTTCGGCCACAAGGTGGTGCAGGAAGCACAGCAGGTGCGGTTCCTCGTGACCAACAAGCTGGTGGTCGAGACGGAGAACCCTGACCCGCGGGTGCGGTTGCGCGCCTTGGAGCTGCTCGGCAAGATTGGCGACGTGGGCCTGTTCAACGAGAAGCGTGAGGTCACGGTCACCCACCAGACTACCGACGACGTGAAGGATCGACTGCGTGCCAAGCTGCAGCAGCTGCTGACGGTCGAGGACGCAGACTTCATAGATGATGAGCCAGAAGAACCGGAGGAGGAAGACTACGATGAGTGAAGTGATCGCGTTCCCATCGAAAGCTCCACCCGAGGTGGTGTGGGTGTGCGGCTGCGGTTGTGCCAGCTTCGCGTTGGGCGGCGAGGGGGTCCTCACGTGCACCGCCTGCAGCAGCCTGATCGTAGGTGCAGAGGGCGGCTGGTACGTGCCGGAGCTGCCAGACACTGCGTGGGAAGGAGATAACCCCGTCACCCATGTCATGGGCAACGACTTGGTGGACTTCGCGCGCGAGCGGATGGGGCGCCACGCGTGCGAACCTGACGTGTCCGCCATAATCGTCGTGCGTCAGTCAGGACAGATCCACACATGGACCAACGTGGACAACGCCGAAGACGTGCAGTGGCTGCAGGAGCGCCTGACGGCCGCCGAAGAGCTGATCACGAGAGACGTCGCAGATGAGTAGGGACAGGAAAACCGACTTCCACGTCGTTCCCGGCAGCGACACCAAGGAGCACGAGATATCCCGCAACTGCTGGTGCAAACCGGTGCGTGACGAGGAGGTCCTCGACTTGTTTGTGCACAACGCCTTGGACGGGCGTGATCGGGACTGCCACTGATGTCTGACGTTGGGTTCTCCGAAGCCGAGCTGCGCACCTTGCTGGCAAACATCGACCAGCTGACGCACGACGAGGCGGCGGAGGTGGAGGCCATGGTCTCCGACCTGCAGGATCGCTCGGCCCGGCAAGCGGCCTACGACGACTTGATCGCGTTCTGCAAATATATGCAGCCTGACTATAAGGTGGGACGACACCACCGCATCCTCGCTGACCAGCTTATGGCACTGGATAACGGCGCCAAGGACCGGGTGGCAGTGAACATGCCTCCTCGCCACGGCAAACTTGTAGCAGACAGCACGCCCGTCCTTACACCAGCCGGATGGAGAACTCACGGGGAGCTTCAGGTAGGGGACTATGTGTTTCACCCGTCGGGCGAACCTGTCGAGGTGCTTGCAGTGTCCGACACCGCTCCTGCGGACTACGAGGTGGAGTTCACCAACGGGGATACCATACGCTGCCATGGGGCCCATGAGTGGACTGTGTACAGTCGCCCGAAAAGGGTGTGGGAAACACAGGAGACCCAATGGTTCCTAGAGCCAAGCAGGGTCGGGCCCACAGCTGGCCAGCCACGTAACCTCACCAACGGCAATCGGTTCCAATACCAGCTACCTGAAATCACGCCTCTGGAGTTTCCCGTGGCAGAGCTGCCTCTGGACCCATACTTTTTGGGGGTTTGGTTAGGGGACGGCCGGGCGACGCACCCTGACTTCGTATATCACCCGGACTACCCGCAGCCTAGAGCAGAGCTGCAGCGCCGAGGGTTTCGCGTAACTTGGGAGGCTGTGCACAAGGATACCGGGGTCATATCAGCAGGGTTTTGCTACCAAGGGATAAAACAGACTCTCCGGCACGTGGGGGTGTTGGGGAACAAGCACATACCCGACATCTACATAAGGGCATCTCTGGAGCAGAGGCTCGATCTCTTGGCGGGGCTCATCGACACTGACGGGCACGTCGAGCGCAGCACCGGGCGCGTGCGGATCGCCACGTGTTCTGCCCCGTTGAAGGACTCCCTGCTGGAGATGCTGACAGGGCTTGGGCAGGCGCCCTATATGTATGAGCAACCGCCAACGACATCGACGAGCGGGATCGTGGGCAGGCAAGTCGTGTATTATGTGGGTTTCCAGCCCACCATTGATATACCGGTGCACATCCCCCACAAACATATAAAACGGTTGGCCCCGCAGCGCAGGAAGGCAATCGCAGCTATCCGGCTGAACCCCAACGGGGAGGTGGGGCACTGCATTCAGGTAGACAGCCCGGACGGGCTGTATCTGGTAGGCCGGAATCTGACACCCACGCACAACTCGCAGCTTGTCTCCATATACTACCCCGCGTGGTACATTGGGCGTAACCCCGGCAAGAAGGTCATGATGGTGTCCCACACCACCGATCTGGCGGTGGACTTCGGCCGCAAGGTGCGGAACCTGATGAATGACACGCGGTATCAGGAGATATTCGCAGGGATCACCCTCGCACAGGACTCCAAGTCGGCTGGCCGGTGGAGCACGAACCACGGGTCCGAGTATTACGCCACCGGTGTGGGCTCAAGTCTGGCCGGGCGCGGTGCGGACATGCTGATCATCGACGACCCACACTCCGAGCAGGACGTGCTGGCGGGCAATTTCGAGGTGTTCGACAAGGCATATCAATGGTTCACCTTCGGCGCGCGGACACGCCTCATGCCCGGGGGCTGCGTGGCGTTGGTCCAGTGCATGACAGGCGACACCCCGGTCCTCATGCAGGACGGGCGCGGGAAGCCCCTGCGGGATATCCGCGTCGGAGACGTCGTTGCGACATATGACGACGGGCGCCTAGACTATGAGAAGGTGGTGAACCATCAGTCAAATGGTATAGATTGCATATATGCAATCAAGATGACTTCTGGTATTGTTGTGAGGGCGAACGAACGACATCCGTTCTTGGTCCGCACACAAACGGGAGAGACTGCATGGGTACGCCTGAAAGACTTGAGGACGGGGGATTTCGTTGTATCGCTGAAGGATGCGACCGCCCATCTAGCGCGACAACCAAGCGGAGCAAGTGAGGGGCTCACAAATCCTTCGACTGCTACCACCGGAAGAACCCCGACGCGCCCCGGCGCGGTGTGGGTCACTGGGGGAAGCACGTGGGCCAGAGCTGCTCTATCGAAGGCTGTGATGCCCCTGCGAAAGCTAAAGGGTTTTGCAGAAGCCACTATAACAAAAGCCTGTGGGCATCTGGAAAGAGGAGTCAGAGCCCCGAAGACAGACGCAGGATACATCTTAAACACCGGTACGGGCTTAGTATGGAGGAGCACGACAGGATGCTGGTCGCCCAAGAGGGCAAGTGTGCTATCTGCAAGCAACCCCCCAGCAAGCACAACACCCGGGCGCACTGGAACAACAAACTGTGCGTCGATCACTGTCACGAGGGAGGGTATGTCAGAGCCCTGCTCTGCAACGACTGCAACCTTGCCGCCGGATACGCAAAAACTGCAGAGACCGCCCTTGCGGTTGCCGAGTACCTGCGACTTCACCGAAGACCAGATTGAGTCGATCACCCCTGCAGGGCGGGAAGAAGTGTTCGATGTCCAGATAAACCGCACGGAGAACTTCATAGCGAACGGGCTGGTGAGCCATAACACTCGCTGGCATGTCCTGGACCTTACGGGGCGAGTCGTGCAGGACATGACCCAGAACGACAACGCCGATCAGTACGAGGTGGTCGAGTTTCCAGCCATCATGGAGATCAAGCAGCCTGATGGGACGATCAAGGAGAAGGCGTTGTGGCCCGCGTTCTTCGATCTGGCAGCCTTGCACCGCACGCAGGCCTCGATGCCCACGTTCCAGTGGAACGCCCAGTACCAGCAGGACCCCACGGCGGAAGGTTCAGCGCTCATCAAACGAGAATGGTGGCGGATATGGACGGGAACCGAGCCACCAGAGGTGGATTACATCATCATGGCACTTGATGCTGCTGCGGAGCAGAAAGAACAGGCCGACTATACCGCGATCACCACGTGGGGCGTGTTTTTTCATGAGGAAGAGCGCACGAACAACCTGATCCTGCTGGACGCGGTGCGGCGCCGGGTCGAATACCCTGAACTGAGGGCGCTGGCCACGGAGCTGTACCAGAAGTGGGAGCCGGATGCGTTCATCGTGGAGAAAAAGAGCTCCGGGGTGGCACTGTTTCAAGAATTGCGGCGCACAGGCATGATGCTGCAGGAGTTTACCCCCCACCGTGGGTCGGGTAACAAGTTCGCGCGCATGCAGGCCGTGGCAGATATCGTGCTGGCAGGCATCGTCTGGGTGCCGACGACCCGTTGGGCCGAGGAGCTGGTGGAGGAGATCGCGAGTTTCCCGGTCGGCGCCCACGATGACCTCGCGGATACCGCAGTGATGGCCCTGACGAGGTTCCGACAGGGCGGGTTTATCCGCCTGCCCACAGACGAGGATGAGGACGAGACCGAATATGTCCCGAAACGTGCAGCCTACTACTGAGATGCAGGCGAGATACACAGAGTTGTGGAAGCGGCGGCGCAGGCTCCTCCAGAGCGGGGCGCACACTGCGCATCGCAAGCTCCCGCACTTCGTGAAAACCGAGATCGACATGCTCAACGCCAGCATCAGGAACCTTGAGCGGACATACGCCTTCATTAGCCCTGAAGAGGGCTCCAGCAAGTGACTTCCGCTCAAGGCCACTTTGCTGTTATAGTGCGGCCAACATACATGCTGACGAGGTAAGCCATGGAGTTTTCAACAGGCGGGGGGATGGCGCCCCCACCGGGTATGCCGCAAGGCATGGCGCCCCCACCGGGTATGCCGCAAGGCATGGCGCCCCCACCGGGTATGCCGCAAGGCATGGCGCCCCAGCAGGCCATGCCACAAGCCATGCCACAGGGGCTGGCGCAGCTACTTCCCAGCGCCCAGCAGTTATACGGGTCACAACTCTTGAACAGGGTGCGGCCGTCCCAAGAGATGATGGCAGCGCCGCAGGCTCCACCTACAGGCATGCAGATCAACATCAACACCCCGAACTTCGACGCACTGGCCGCGGCGCAGGCCGCCACGCGGGAGCGAGCCCAGATGGCGCTCGGAGGAGGTATGGGCATACCCGGTGCCGGTAAAGGCAGGGGGCTGTCAGGTAAGGGTACCGGGATTTCAGGGCTTGCCGAGCAGCGCATGTCCGGCGAAGATCGCGGGTTTTACGACGGAGGACCGGGCAGGTTCTTCGGGCAGCAGCAGAGGTAATAAACATGGCGATTGAGAAGCCGATGCAGCCGTCAGACTTTCTGGCTCAGGAAGACCTGCCTGACATGGAGATCGAACTCCTTGACCCGGAGTCTATCACCATTGAAGGCGAGGATGGCAGCGTCACGGTAGAGTTCGGCGATGAGACGGATACCCCTCCTGAAAGCATGGAGCACGACGCCAACCTCGCGGAGTTCGTCGACGAGGAGGCTCTTGCAGAGCTCGCCTCGGATCTCATCACCGGGTTCGAGATGGACCGCCGCAGCCGCGCGGACTGGGCAGAGTCATACATCAAGGGGCTGGAGCTGCTCGGGATGAAGATCGAGGACCGCATGGAGCCGTGGGACGGCGCATCCGGCGTGTTCCACCCCATGCTGGCCGAGGCTGTCGTGCGGTTCCAAGCGCAGGCCATGGGCGAGATGATGCCCTCCGGGGGCCCGGCCAAGACCAAGATTATGGGTAAATCCACCCGGGAGAAGGTCGAGCAGGCCAAGCGGGTCGAGCAGGAGCTGAACTACCAGATCACCGAGCGCATGCCGGGGTATCGCGAAGAGACCGAGAGCATGCTGTTCAAGCTCCCTCTGGCGGGTTCCGCGTTCAAGAAGGTCTATTACGATCCGTCCATGAAGCGGCCGCGGTCGGTGTTTGTGCAGGCCGAGGACTTCGTCGTGTCCTACGGCGCCGCCGGGCTGGAGGACTGCCCCCGCTACACCCACGTGATGAAACGGACATCCAACGAGGTGCGCAAGCTGCAGGTGGCAGGGCTCTACTTGGACGAGGCCCTCGACAGCCCCGTGCGGGAGACCACCGACATCGAGGAGGCCTACGCCAAGATCACCGGCGTGGATATCCCGACCGAGGACGAAGAGCGGCACACTCTGCTTGAGATGCACGTCGACATCTCGCTCCCTGAGCCGCTTGACGACCCGGAGGAGATCGACCGGCCCTACGTCGTCACCATCGACCTCACCTCAAGGAAGGTGCTGGCCATCTACCGTAACTGGTACGAAGAAGACGAGACCAAGACCAAGCGGTTGCACTTCGCCCACTACCCCTACCTCCCGGGGATGGGGTTCTATGGCACGGGTCTCACGCACCTTGTGGGCGGCCTCACGAAATCCGCCACATCCATTCTCCGCCAGCTGATCGACGCGGGTACGCTGTCAAACCTGCCCGCCGGTCTGAAGTCGCGATCCTTGCGCATCAAGGGGGACAACAGCCCCCTGAAGCCGGGCGAGTGGCGTGACGTGGACATCGTGGGCGGATCGCTCCGCGACTCCCTGTTCCCGATGCCTTACAAGGAACCAAGCGTGGTCTTGTACCAGCTGCTGGGCAACGTGGTGCAGGAAGGCCGCCGGATCAGCTCCATGGCGGACCTGCAGGTCAGCGATATGAGCGCACAGGCCCCGGTCGGGACCACACTGGCGCTCCTCGAGCGCAACATGAAGGTGATGTCGGGCATCCAACACCGCCTGCACGCCGCTATGAAGCAGGAGCTGCGGCTGCTCGCCCGGGTGATCGGCGATTTCATGTCTGGCCAATACGACTACTTTGACGACGAGGACTTCGACCGGTCGAAGGACTTTGGCTCGGGAGTGGACATCATCCCGGTGTCGGACCCCAACGCGGCAACCACCGCACAGCGCATCATGCAGTATCAGGCAGCTCTCCAGCTCTCGACGCAGGCCCCGCAGCTGTACGACATGGGACTGCTGCACCGGCAGATGCTGGAGGTGCTGGGTATCCAAGACGCCTCGGAGATCATCAAGCTGCCAAGTGAGCTGAAGCCGAAAGACCCGGTGGCGGAGAACGTGGCCGTCCTCAAGCAGGAGCCGGTCAAGGCGTTCCTGTATCAGGATCACGAGGCGCACATCGCAGTGCACATGGCTGCCGCGCAGGACCCCAAGCTGGCACAGATCGTCGGCCAGTCCCCGTTCGCCGGGGCAATCAAGAGTGCTCTGGCTGCGCATATCACCGAGCACGTGGCGCTGGGATACCGCAAGGCGTTGGAAGCCCAGCTGGGTGTGCCCCTGCCAGCCGAGGACGAGCCCCTGCCCGAGGACGTCGAGGTGGAGCTGTCAAGGCTCGTGGCTGCGGCGGCGGGCAAGCTCTTGCAGGAAAATCAGGCCGAGGCTGCACAGCAGCAGGCCGAGCAGGTGGCCAAGGACCCGCTCACGCAGATCCAGCTGAAGGAGCTGGAGCTCGAAGAGATGAAGATCAGGCTCGATGCGGAGATCAAGACCAAGCGTCTCGAGCTCGACGCGATGAAGGCCGCCGACGGCTCGGCTGTCCAGCGGGAACGGATCGCGGCCGAGGACAAGCGCGAGGGCGCCCGGCTCGGGGTGCGGGTCGCAGAGGACGCGACCAACGCGACACGGGAAGACAAGGCCAAGGGGCTCGCCATGGGCATCGACATCGCCAAGGAGTTGGCACGTAAGGGAGGAAAAGCATGACAGGTCGTATTGCCGCGTGGGTGTTCGATAACATCCCTCTGCCCGGGTGGGCGGCGCCATGGGTGTTTGGGCTGATCATTGGCCGGTGGCCGCACAAGGTGAAGGAAAAACCATGAAATACCGCAAGAAGCCTGTCGTCATCGAAGCAATGCAATTCCTCTATTTGGGCGACATGTCAGCGTTGCACGAGTTTTGCCCTGTGCTGAGAAACATTCGCAAAGCGCGGCACCCCGGCGCAAAGGCTGAGGCCGATATCGTCACGATGGAAGATGGCACGGATGGGCGCGCAAAACACGTTGCCACCGAGGGCGACTGGATCATCAAGGGCATTCAGGGTGAGTTCTATGCCTGCAAGCCCGACATCTTCGCTGCGACCTACGAGGCCGTTTGATGGAAATCATTGAACGCCTCCGTCACATACTCACCCTGCAGCGCAACGACCTCGCGGACTATCTGGCTACGGGGGGTGCCGTCGATTACGTGGCCTACGCCAAGACAGTGGGGGCTATCGGGGCCTTGGATATGGTGCTGGCGGAGATCGCCGACATCGAAAAGAAGCAACTTGAAGAATAAACTGCTTCTCGCTATTATATGACCCCATACCGTGGGACAAACTCACGCTAGGTAACGGCGTACCTTAAACGCTGCGGAGAGACCATGCTTACGCCATCCGATCCAAAAGTCGACGCGGAGTTGCGCGCAAAACTTCCCGTCCCCAAGGGCTACAAGCTCTTGATCGCCGTCCCCCAAATGAACAAGACGACTGAAGGGGGGGTACACCTCCCTGATGAGCGTCGTGAGGCCGAAGAGACCGCCTCCGTCATCGGGTACGTCCTTGCGCTGGGCGACGACGCCTACGCAGACCAGACGAAATTTCCCGGCGGGCCTTGGTGCAAAGCGGAGGACTTCATCATCTTCCGTTCGTATTCCGGCACCCGCTTCAAGGTACACGGGAAAGAGTTCCGCATCATCAATGACGATACCGTGGAAGCGGTCGTCGAAGACCCACGGGGGTACAGCCGCGCATGACCGATACCAACAAGAAGCCCGCTGAAGACGACGACTTCGAGATCGAAATTGTCGATGACACACCTGCGGATGACAAGGGCCGACCGCGCCGTGCTGAAGGCGCCACGCCCGATATCCCGGAAGACGACGATCTGGAGCAGTATTCTGACAGCGTGAAGAAGCGCATCAGCAAGCTCAAGTACGAGTTTCACGAAGAGCGCCGCCGTGCGGAAGAGTCCACCCGCCTGCGGGACGAGGCTGTTTCTTACGCCCAGAAACAGCAGGACGAGATCACTGGCTACCGCAAGCGCCTCGCCGACGGCGACGCAGCGTTCGTGACACAGGCGCAAGGCCGTGTCAGATCCCAGCTGGAGCAGGTGACGGCCAAGATGGAAGCGGCCCACGAGGCCGGTGACTCCAAGGCGTTCGTGGCAGCAAGCGCCGAGCTGGTGGCCATCAAGGGCGAAGAGGGACGGCTTGCGTCGTACCGGCCGCCCCAGCCACAGCAAACCGCCGCCACTACCCCGGCCCCACAGCCTGCGCGCCCAGTGGTGGCAAAACCCTCGCCCCGTGCGGAAGCATGGGCCACCACGAACGATTGGTTCGGTGTGGACAAGGAGATGACGGCTCTCGCGTTCGGCGTCCACGAGCGGGCGATTGGAGAAGGTGTTGCGCCAGACAGTGAAGCGTACTATACTCAGATAGACACCGCTATGCGACAGCGGTTTCCAGACAAGTTCGCGTCTCCCGAGGAGTCAACGCCTCGGAAGCAGCCGGGCTCCGTGGTGGCCCCCGGCGGTAGAAGTACCGCAGCAGCACCACGCAAGGTCACGTTGACAGCGACTCAGGTTTCTCTCGCCAAGAAACTCGGGTTGACGGTAGAGCAGTATGCGGCGCAGATCATCAAGGAGCTGAAGAATGGCTGATCGTACCCCCAGAGATTCTGAGACGCGGGAAGCCAACGCCCACGACACGCCGTGGAAACGCGAATCTATGCTCCCCTCCCCCGAACCACGAGATGGTATCCATTTCCGGTGGGTTCGCACTTCTGCCGTTGGCAACGCTGACATGGCAAACGTCTCACGCCGCTTTCGTGAAGGCTACGTCCCTGTCCTCGCCAAGGAGTTCCCCGAACTGAAGATCATGTCTGACGTGGACTCCCGGTTCCCGGAAAACATTGAAGTTGGAGGCCTGTTGCTCTGCAGCATCCCCGACAAACAGGCAACCCGACGTATTCACGGTCAGGCCCAGCAGGCGAAAGCCCAGATGGACGCAGTCGACCGGAACTACATGAAGGAGTCTGACCCACGGATGCCCGTGCTTGCGCCGGAGCGTTCGTCCCGCAATTCGTTTGGCAAGGGCTGACCTTGCCTCCTCGATACGATTCTGGAGGATGAGAAATGGCACTTACTGCCTCTCCCTATGGCCTGAAGCCCGTGAAGCGCGCTGACGGCATGCCTTATGCTGGGGCTATGTCCCAGTACCTGATCGACCCTGCCGGTGAAGCAACGAACCTGTTTGTCGGGCAAGTTGTACACATCGGCGCGGACGGCTTCCTTGCTTTGTCTACCGCAACTGGCGCCAACGGCACCACCAACGCGCTGCCGACCGGCACGACCCTCACGGGCTCGCTGGGCGTCTTCATGGGTTGTGAGTACATCAACGCAGAAGGCCAGCTGGTCTTCTCGCAGCGTTACCCTTCGGGTTATGCTGCACCTGCGGGCACTCAGATCAAGGCGCTCGTCGTCGACGATCCGGACGTCCTGTTCCAAGCCCAGCTGGACGGCGTTGCCGACCAGACGGACATCGGGGCCAACACCTTCTTTGCCGCCGCCCAGTCCACTTCGACTGGCAACGTCGCGCTGGGTGTGTCCACCTCGGCGCTGGAATCCACCACGGTCACCACGACCGCGGCGTTCCGCATCGTATCGGCGGTATCTCCGCTGACTGACGCTTTTCCAGATGTTCTGGTCAAGTTTAACCCCGGCTACCACAGCATGACCAACGCTGTTGGCCTTTGAGGAGGACTGACCATGGCAATTTCACGGGCACAGGCCCTCAAAGAGCTTCTCCCCGGACTGAACGCGCTGTTCGGTCTGGAATATGCGAAGTATGAAGATGAGCATTCGGAGATCTACGAGACCGAGAACTCCGAGCGGTCGTACGAAGAAGAGCTGAAGTTGTCGGGCTTCGGCGCAGCCCCCGTCAAGAGCGAAGGACAGTCACTGTCCTATGACAACGCGCAAGAGTCCTATGTTGCACGTTACGTTCATGAGACGGTGGCAATGGGTTTTGCCATCACCGAAGAAGCGATGGAAGACAACCTTTACGACTCCCTGTCCAGCCGGTACACCAAGGCGCTCGCTCGCGGCATGGCCTATACCAAGCAGGTCAAGGCAGCGTCACTGCTGAATACGGGCTTCACCACGTTCCTGACCGGGGACGGGGTTGCCTTGTTCTCAACGGCCCATCCGACGGTGTCGGGCGTGACCAACTCCAACCGGCCCAGCGTTGCGGTCGATCTGAACGAGACGGCTCTCGAGCAAGCTGTGATCGACATTGCGGGGTACGTGGATGAGCGTGGCCTGCTGATCGCTGCAATGCCTCGCAAGCTGATTATCCCGCCCGGCCTCATGTTCGTTGCAACCCGTCTGCTGCAGACGGACTTGCGTGTCGGCACTGCTGACAACGATCTGAACGCCTTGAAGACCAACGGCTCGATCCCTGAAGGCTACCGCGTCAACCATTACCTGACTGATGCAGATGCGTGGTTCCTTACAACTGACGTGCCGAACGGGATGAAACACTTTGTTCGGGCGGCGATGACGACTGCAATGGACGGCGACTTCGACACCGGGAACGTCCGTTATAAAGCACGCGAAAGATATTCTTTCGGGTGCTCAGATCCCTTGGGCATCTACGCCTCGCCGGGAGCCTGATAGCAATATCAAGCGTTATCAGATGATTAGGCCCGCTTCGGCGGGCCTTTTCTTTTGTCAAGAGGTAGTGTATCCTCAAGGCTATCCCTGACAGCGTGCATTGTGCCGCTGACCTAACCCAGACAGGAGATCATCATGGGTACGACTACCTTCTCAGGCCCCGTCAATGCGACCAACGGCTTCGCCGGGGACGTTATTGGGGCTATCAAGCTCCCCACATACACTGTGGCCGCCGCGCCTTCCGCCGCCACCGCCGGTGCAGGCACGCTCATTTATGTGTCCAACGGCGCAGCCGGTGCAGCGATCCTCGCCTTTTCTGACGGCACAAACTGGAAGCGCTCCGATACCGGCGCAACCATCGCAGCATCATAAGGACAGCCCCCATGAAAAAAGCTATTGTCTGGGCGGCTCCGTCCGCCGAGGAACTGAAGGCCCGCGGAGCAGTTTCCGAGCCCGAAGCCGTTCCTGCCAAGAAGCCCGCCGCCAAGAAGGCTGCCAAGAAAGCCAAGGAGTAAGTCATGTCCTCAGACATCAAGATGAAGCGCGTCACTGGCACTGGCGCGCTTGTCGTCGGCCGGGCCCGGCTTCGTCAGGTCCACGTAACGACCGGGGGCACCGCGGGCCGCTTGACGATCACAAGCGGTAACGGGGGCGAAGTCCTTTTGGACTTGGACTTTGTTGCGGACTCTACGCACATCGCAAACATCCCTGACGAGGGTATTCTCTCTGCGGGCGACCCGTTTGTGTCCGTGGCGACCAATATCACCTCTGCAACAATCTATTACGCCTGATGGCCAAGTCTCCGGCATGGCAAAGGTCTGAAGGCAAGAGCGCCAAAGGCGGGCTGAACGCCAAGGGGCGGGCCTCATACAACAAGGCCAATCCCGGGAAGCCGGGGTTGAAGGCCCCACAGCCAAAAGGAGGCGCTCGCAAGAAGAGCTTCTGTGCCAGAATGACGGGGTTAAAGAAGAAGCTGACCTCGAAGAAGACGGCTGCTGACCCGAACAGCCGGGTGAATAAAAGTTTAAGGGCGTGGAAGTGTTAGATGGGGGATACCCGATGATGAACCGTGCGATGATGGGCAATCAGATGATGGGCAATCAGATGGCTATGCCGATGACGCCTGCTCAACCGATGATGCCTGTCAGCCCCATGAAGGCTGGCGGCAAGGTCAAGAAGATGGCCAAGGGTGGCAAGGCCCGTGGCGACGGCGTCTGCGTCAAGGGCAAGACCCGGGGGGCCATGCGATGAAGAAGCCCACCAAGAAGGCCGACGAGAGCAAGATGTCTGGCAAGGACCGCTTCCTCGCAATGATCGAGAAGAAAAAGGCGAAGAAGAAGTCGAAGAAAAAGGCTAAGTGATGGCGAAGACCCCCGCAAAATCCAAGGTCAACGAGGCCGGAAACTATACCAAGCCCGCCATGCGGAAACGTTTGTTTGGCACGATCAAGGCTGGAGGCAAAGGTGGTGCGCCGGGGCAATGGAGCGCCAGAAAAGCCCAGATGCTGGCCAAGCGATACAAGGCGGCCGGCGGGGGCTATTCCTCGTGAAGAAGCCGCAGAAGAGCCTGAAGAGCTGGGGCAAGGAGGATTGGGGGACCAAGAGCGGCAAACCCTCGACGCAAGGGGCCAAGGCCACAGGTGAAAGATACCTGCCGAAGAAAGCGCGTGAATCTCTGTCTGCCAAAGAGTACAGTGCCACCACGAAGGCGAAGCGCGCGGGCACTGCCAAGGGCAAGCAGTTCGTGAAGCAGCCGAAGAAGATCGCGAAGAAGACCGCGAAGTTTAGGGACTGACCATGGCCGCCATCGTACCTGACCTCTCAGAACTCTTCGAGGAAGCCTTCGAGCGGGCTGGCCTCGAGATGCGTTCAGGCTACGACTTGAAGACTATTCGGCGCAGCCTGAACCTGCTGTCGCTGGAGTGGGCCAACCGGGGCCTGAACCTTTTTACCATCGAGGCGGGCACGATCCCCCTCACCGCGGGCACTGCGTCATACGAGATGCCTGTGGACACGATAGACCTGATTGAACACCAGCTGCGTACCGGGCAGCAAGATACGTTCTTGGAGCGGATCAGCGTGTCAACCTATGCCCAGCAGTCCAACAAGGCGATGGTCGCGCGCCCCACCCAGATCTACGTGAACCGCGGGGCCACTGGCACGACGGTGACGCTCTGGCCCGTGCCAGACAGCACGCAGGCCTACACCCTCGTTTACTACCGGCTCAAGTACATCGAAGGCTTGGCATCAGGCCTCGGGGGCGACGTCACGTCCATCCCACCTCGCTTTGTGCCCGCCCTCGTGGCGGGCCTCGCTTATTACATCGCGGGCAAGCGGCCGCAGGCAGAAGGGCGTATCCCCCGGCTCCAAGCAGAGTATGAGGCGCAGTTTGACCGCGCGGCCGGGGAGGACCGGGATCGTGCATCCGTCAGGTTCGTGCCCACGGGCGGCAGGGGGTTCTGATGACCTACGCACGCGCAACCAAAGCGTTTGGGTTCTGCGACCGGACGGGGTTCAGGTATCCTCTGAGGGATCTTGTGTACGAGGTTAGCGACGGACATCGGACTGGTTTTCGCATCGGGAAGGACATGGTCGACCCCGACCACCCGCAGAACTTCGTAGGCCGGCTCAAGGTGGACGACCCCCGGTCGCTCTTCGATCCGCGCCCTGATACGTCACAAGCTGCAGCAAACGCGCTGTGGGGTTGGAATCCTGTGTGGAATCCTGCTCAATATATGGTAGGCTCTGTGGGAGCCGTAACTGTAAACACCGAGGACGCGCCATGAAAAAATCAGATACCCCAAAGGCCACTGCCAAACCCTCGACGGGTGGCACTTCTCGTGGGATGGGCGCTGCCACCAAGGGCGGCAAGTTCACCAAGAACGGGTAAGCCATGACCTATGCAGAGCTGCTGCTGGCGATCCAAGAATACACGGAGAACTTCGAGGCGACTTTCGTTTCGAGCATTCCCACGTTTGTTCGGCAAGCCGAAAGCCGCATCTATCGCTCAGTCCTCATCCCGGAGTTCCGCGCCAATTCTTCAGGGTCATTGACGTCTGGCAATCGCTACCTCGCGCGCCCTACCGACTTCCTGTCCGCCTTTTCTGTGGCTGTGATCAACGCCGCAGGGGTCTACACCTACCTGCTCGACAAGGACATGAACTTCATGCGGGAGGCCTACCCCAACCCGGCGGTGACAGGGCTGCCAAAATACTATTCCCAGTTCGTCGGGGACAATACGGCCTCTCCCTCCGGGTACTTCTTGGTGGGGCCCACGCCCGACGCGGACTACGAAGTCGAGATGCAGTATTACCGTGACCCCGCATCTATAGTGGACGCGGGCACGTCATGGCTTGGCGAGAACGCGGCTCCGGCGCTGCTCTACGGCGCGCTGATCGAGGCGTATAGCTTCATGAAGGGCGACGCGGACATGATGGCGGTCTACAAGGGCCGATACGACGAGGCCCTTGCCCAGCTGGGGATCATTGATGTGCGGAGCAAGCGCGACAGCTACCGCGATGGGGATATGAGGGTCGAATGAACGCAGGAACGATGGCGTCACCCCGGGTGATGGTGCACACAACGTCGGGTCGAGGGGCTACCCCTGAAGAGATCGCTGCGCGGTGCGCGGACAAGATCGTATCCGTCGCGGACACAGCGCCCCCGGAGATCCGGGACCAAGCCCGTGCCTACAAGCGGGAGGTCGGCAGTGTGGTGGCGCGCTACCTGAGAGAAGCTATCGCGTCAGACCGCACAACCGTGTATGCTGCGCTGAAGGATGCGGGGCATCCAGAACTCGCAGACCTTATCAGGAGACTTTGAAATGGCGTTTACCGGCAACTTCATGGCTACCAGCTTCAAGCAGCAACTGCTAGAAGGGGTGCACGACTTCCGCAACTCGGGCGGGGACACGTTCAAGTTGGCCATGTACACCAACAGCGCGTCGTTCACAGCGGCGACCACGGCGTACACGGCGACCAACGAGGTTGGGGCTTCTGGTTCCTATACCGCGGGCGGTGGCACCTTGACCCGCGTGAACCCGACAGCCACGGGCACGACGGCGTTCACTGACTTTGCTGACCTGACGTTCACCACGGCGACCATCACGGCGCGCGGGGCTCTGATCTACAACACGACCCCGACCCACACGTACACCAACCCGGTTGTGGCTGTGCTGGATTTCGGGAACGACCGCACGTCCACCGGGGGGGACTTCACGATTGTGTTCCCGACGGCGAATGCAACAGACGCCATTATTCGCATCGCCTGAGCCATGGCGAAAATCAACACATACCCCAACGCCACGCCAGCGGCAGGCGACAAGCTGCTTGGCACCGATATTTCGGACACTGGGAACGATCCGGGCGGAGAGACGGTAAACTTTTTGGTGTCTGCGCTCGATACGCTTTTGTCAGCGACCACACAGACTCTGACGAACAAGACGCTGACAAGCCCGGCGATCAACGTCACATCGGACGCAACGGGCGACACTTACTACCGAAGTGCAGGTGGTCAATTTGTGCGGTTGCCAATTGGATCAACAGGCCAAATACTGAAAGTTGCGGGCGGCATCCCGGCTTGGGCGGCGGGCAGCGTGTTCAGCTTTTGTCAAGTTCGCAACACTGACACATCGACTAACATCAACCCAGCCACTGCCGCAAACATCCCGTTCGGCGGAACAAACGACGCAACAGACTCGGACTACACTTTGGCCAGTGACAGCATCACGGTCAACTTTGATGGGGTTGTAACTGTGCAGGCGCACATATCTCAG